TTTTATAAAATCTTTATTTAAATCATCATCAGCTTTGATTTCATCTGTCTTTTTATATTCAGAAAAACCTACTGAACCATCAGTATTCTGGTCATCAGAGTCATCTGGGTAGACAACCTGAATAGAATTAAATACCCCGTCAGAGTTGACCCTCATTCCATTTTCGATGATGTCATGCTCTGCGGTAATCATGTGGTAATTTCTGTACTGCTTCATTAGCGTCGCAGGGATCTCTCCATTGTTTACTGGCTTGGCAGAGTTTATTGGTGCATCATCCACGTTCGATCTATCAACTTTCCCATTTGGATAAATGATATCTTTTGGTGGTGCCTTGCCATCAATTAGTCTCTTCTCATTCTTAAAGAGTTCTTTCTTTGAGAAAATTTTAGTAATACTATGCCTTCCTGTTTTGGCTATTGTATAGTCTTTAAGGTTTCTTTCTACGGGACTTAGTGTTGCGGAGAGGTCATCATCTCCGCCCATTATTACTGCTTCTTCATAAGTTGGTCCTCTATGAAAGTATAGTTGCTCTGGGTAACCAAAAAAGATAGTGCTTCGTCTATCAAAATTTACAACATCACAGATTGTTCCTGGATGTCTTAGTGTTAATTCTTGGAGAACGTCCCATATAGTTTGCTCATAGATAACAAACTTTGATCCTTTAAAGAATGTAAAGATTGCATCTTTGACACCTGCAATAACTCCAATAGTTCCGCCGATAATAAATCCTGCAGCGGCTCCAATAACTGCACCTGCAACTGTACCAACTACAGGAATGATTGATGCTGGGACGCCAAAGAAGGCACCAATTCCGACACCTCTTCCTGCCCACTTAGTCACCTGATCCCTGAAGGTATCCCAGGACCCAAACAAGGAGGGTGCAAATATATTTTCTACAGCAGTTCGTCCGCCAGCTCCACGCCAGAAGAAAGAACTTTCACCAGTAGTATTCTTTGCATTTATTGTTCCAAAGTTTTGAACCTCAGGAGAGCCATGAAGCAATTCACTAATCATGTTCTGTGTATTGGAGTTATAAGTAAAGTCATCAGCTACACCAACTCCTTTTAGTTCTTGGACTAGCTCTATTCCATCTCCTTGGCATACGATTTCTACAACATCGCCTCCACCAATTTGTGAAACTCTTCCTGAAAATTCTACAGATAAATGATTTGGATCTCCCTCATAACCAAGTCTTAGCTCAATTCTAGTTCCTTCTTTAAGCATAACATCGTCTAGTTGATTGCTATTTGCTTTTTTGTCTCTACCTTTTGTCTCTCCACCTTTTGGTTTGGTTCTCTGGGTAGCAGGAAGTTCGTTTTTAAGCTTGCTGGTATTATCTTCAAAGGCTTTATTTACAAGGTCTTCTCTAGTATTGGCTAGTCTTACAACTAATATATCTGCAGGATTGTGTTTGTCTTTTGCTAGTCGAATATCTACTATTGCATTTATGTCATAGAAGTCTGTAAAATTTCTCCAGATACCACTACCTGCTAGTCTTCCTAGTCTGTCTTTGTCGACATCACTTAAGCTCCCAACGTCATCTTCTTTAACGTAGAGCTTAAATGTTGGCATTGATCTACGCATTGTGTATGTAGTATCTTGAAAATTATCTACAGCTGCTTGAGTATTTAGGAATTGTTGAGGACCACTAATCGGTGCTTGGATAAAACCTTTATCAAAGTCTCCTTTCTCTGGTCTTTCTTTGTCTGCACCTACAGTAATTATATTGGGAGCTGCAGCTGGTGGCCCTGGACTTCCTCTCATATCATCTGATATTTTTTTTGAAGCCTCCTGGTCTGATACCTGTTCTGCAAATTGTTCTCCGCCTTTAGCATATCTTCCTTGTACTTTTTCTAATATTTTTCTTTTATATCTATTGTCGCCCTGATCTGACTTGTTATAAAAAAAGAAGTCAGGCTGTAGAGTTTGATCTGGTAGCATCATGTCTGGATAGTTTGATTCGTCTGCTGTTAAATTAAAACCCTTAAACTCAGTTAGGTCTTTCTGATATGTAGTGAACCTTGCATCTTTCTCTTCTGTTCCAGCTGTTATCTTTAGTAAGTCCCACACAACTTCATTAACCATGTCTGAGCTGAAAGGTCTCATTGAAATTATTTGGTCACCACCATTGATATCGCTATTGGGCCAGATGACAGTTCTTCCTGGGTAATTATCTCTGATGTCACCTTTGACATCTCTTAGTCTTCTCTCTACAAGATCAGGATCACTTAGGGCTGACTCAACTGTTCCAAAGTCCTTTGCTGACAGAGCATCATTTAAGCTCTCTGTTAATTTTCTTGCAGCATTAAAATCAGGATCTGAATTTTGTGTATCAACCCCTATCTGGAATGTCTTTCCATTCTTTGCAATTCCATATTTGTCTGCAAGCTTTTGCACAAGAGAAAGAGAACTTTCATAGACCCTATTAGACGGTCCCTGGTTGGCTTGTTTAATATTAGTATCTATTGCTCTATGGTTTTCTGTTAGTGAGAAACTAAATCTTGAACAGAAGGGCATTCCCTCTACTGTTTGACTTTCTGTGTTCTGAATCATGCAACCAAGATATTGATTGGGATCGAATGTTGACATCTTGCCAGTCTGCTCGTCTAGGACTTGCAGTCGCTGTTCATCATAGTGTTTATACTTGAGAAGCTTAGACATTGGGTGCTTAATAAAGATAGAGTCATTTTTAGCTACCCGTCTATAGTCAACTGCATTGCGATTAACTAGCTCTATAATACTATTTATTTTCGATAGACGACTGGACGTTCCAACTGGTGCCCCATCATTAAACCCATCTTTAAGTTCTGCATTTGCAAAAAGATTAAAGACAACGTTTCCATCTGAAGCTCCAAGGAACTGTGCAGTTGGCACGGTGTGCCCAATCAGAGGTATCGAAACTGTTTTGGTTTGAAGACTTATTCTTGCTGACTCTACAAGCATTCTTCCAGAGTCTAGTACGGCAGCTGGATTATCAAAGTCTCTTATTCTGTATCTTCTGTACCTATAAAGGACTGTTCCTGCCTCCGCATCTGAGGCTTGAAATTCATCAACTGGTAGCCAGCCTTCTTTCTCTGCCTCTCTTAATGCCTCTTTTAGTTTGGCATCTGTTTCTACTACATATATTTTTTCTGATGGATCTATATCCAGACTAGTTAAAGCATCTATCTGAGCATTAGCATTATCTCTTTCTGCATCAATTCTTTTGTACTCTTTATATATCAGCTCTAAGTCATTAGAATCACCTGCAGACATTCCGTTTGTATAAGCGCCAGCTATTGGCCCGCTTCCTTTCTCCCCAACGTTAGCTAGTGTCCCACTTTCTATAAATTTTGTAAATTGATTATCGGGAACAGCTGTGGCAATTGGGACTCCATTTTCTTCAACCTTTTTAAAAGCAAAGTCAGGAGAGAAAGGAGTGTAGTTAAACCACTCAAGATGAATCCTTACATTAAACATTCCAGGTTCTCTTGCTTTTGATTCTACATCTATCTGCTTAATGACCGCAGCCATGTTCGTTTGGGATACATCTTCTGTTCCAATCCCAACAAATGTCTCGACATCTATTTTCTCTATCTCTCTTCCCACTATCTCTTTTCTTATCTTTTCATTTTCTATTGAAACAAAAGGACACTTTCTAGCTTGAATAAGTAATGGAGCCAGCTGCTCATTTACCCAGGCTTCTGCCTGTATATCATTTCCTGTTCTTGCATCATAACCTGTAGCAAAATATGTATCTATAATTATAGAGATAGTTCTACGACCACTCTTCACCCATGTACTGGATTGAGAACGCAGGGTTGAAACAGAGGCGTTGTGATCCTGTTTAAGGATTGTAATGTTCTTGGGTGGAACACGAAGCTCTATGTCATTGATTCTGAGAGAGCTTGAAGTTAGTGGTGCTGTTGCCATTAGTGTCCTTTCCCTATCATATCTTTAATTGTAAACTTATCCATGTGAGACCTATGATCCTGTAATCTAACGTTTAAATCTTTCATATTGGCTGAAGCATGAGCTCTTAGGGAATCAAAATTCGTTCCGACATCAGCCTGTCCTCGTACATCAAAGGAAGAAAACTTTTGTTCTGGGATTTGAAATAGTGTTTTGCCGGCAGATGCATCTCCCATGCCGTTTGCATATCCTTTTTCAGACTCATGTAATGGGCCTGCTGTCGCAGTTGGCTGCATCATCTTTGGTTTAGACATTAAACTTGCAGCTAAACCAATACCTGCTGTAGGTAGGATACCCCATTTTGCTATGTTTTTCAAGCCCTTACTCATAAAATGAGACGCTGCGTTTGACGCATCTTTAAGCATAGCCTTGTATCCGCTGGCCTTGCTTATGTTTCTCTGCGCAATAGACGAGGCATAGTTGCCTGATGCTTGAAGATCTCTCCCCAAAGTATGAGACTCTATTACATTCTCAAGGTTTTTTGCACTAGATATCTTCTGGTATGCATTTCTTTGACTGGTTGCTCTATTCATTATTGACTCAACTTCAGCTGCCCGTAGCCTTGCATTCTCAATGCCTCTTGCTTCCTTCATCTCTTTTGCATAGCCCATTTTCTCAGCTAGCTCCATAGATGCTACCTCAGAACTAGACTGCCTTATGGCATCTCCAGCCTCTTTTCCTCCAAAGCTTAGCTCGTCAAAAACTCTCTGAAGACTCTGGGCCTTCTCTCCTTTTCCCATTCTTGCGTATTCTGTTCCAACAGATCCTCTAAAAATATCTAATACATCGTCAACTGAGCCTGAAAGCAGTGCTTCCTTTCCCTGGTGCTTTGCTTTAAGTACATTCTCTACGAATAAATGGGAGAAGTCTTCGCCTAAATAGTATGCTTCTGCGGCACCTCGGCCCATGTTGGGTCTTAATTGTTCTCTTAATCCTATATGTATATTCTTGAATTCGTCAGAGAATGAGCCAATCTTTGATTCTAAATTCTTCTGTGCAGCATTAAGTCCTACTAGCTCTTGGTTTAATAAAGAGGTAATACCTTCTGGTGCTCTACCTTTAAGTTCAAATGCAGACATTCTCTTAAGGGATGAGGTAAACTCACTCCCCATAACACTTTGTTGTTGGCCGCCGTATCCGTAAAATTGTTCTATTGATCCTCTTGATTTTTCTGATGTAGCTGCGATAACGTTTAACTGATCCTTGTCGAAGTCGACAAACATTGATCTTCTAATTAAACTTTGAGAGGCATTCTCTCCAGACACAAATATGCGCCCTTTCTCGCCACCAACGTTACCAAACTCTTCAGCTGTTCTGATATTAACAGGTAGTGAACTGTGAGTACCTTCTATCGGCTCTCTTGTCATTAGTCCCCAAAGCCTTCCTTCTTCTGCCTGCTTTATAGCTTGAGCTCCAAACTTTTCTCCTATGTCACTTTTGGTCATAGCGATAAGAGGAGCCTGCATGTCGTCTCCTATTTTCATTGCCTTTCCAAGTTCTTGTGCTGCTCTATCCATGCCATCTAGTGAAGATACAGCTTGTCCATATACTGAACCACTAACCTTTCCTCCGAATAGATTTTTAGAGACAGCTCCTTCGACCTCGCCAAATGCTGCTTGGTATTTTTTCATTTTAGCTTCTTGGAATGCTTCGTCTTGCCCGTTCTTAACCGAGGCAAGTAAATCAAATGTAGCTCTATCCAAAGGACTTTTCCCAGCCTTTGATGCACCAACATATGGTGACATTGCCTCTGAAGCAAAGACAGTTACTTTATCTACTCCTCCAATCTCTTTCCCTAGATTGATAGTCATTCTTTCTTTACCCTGCATGTAGTTTCTTCTACCAGCAAGGTCTTCTTGAAGTAGCTTGCCTAGATCCTCTCCTACGTCAGCAAGGTTTACTCCTCTTGCTGCTTTGTCTCCTGCTATATTCTTTGCAGCATTAATCTCTCCAAGTTGAGCAAAAGGACTCTGCTCTCCAACTCTTCTTGATGTGAAATCTTCAAGAACATCCCCAAGCCCCATTGCCTGCAAGTTGAAGGCTGCACGATCAGACATTCTACCCTGGCCAAATATCCCAGCTTGAGTACTAGAGATATCTGCAGATAAAACCATTTCACTTACGCTACTTCCAAGATGCTTCTTTCCTCCAAAGATCTCGTCTGTAGACTGGTTAGGGTGCCAGCTTTCTATTTTGTTTATCATTTCTTTACCAGACATATTACTGCCTTGGAACTCTCCGCCTTTGATCCCTAACTCTTCTAGTCTTTTAATTGCAGCAGCGTCCCCGCTTTCTACAACACCAGAAGCATAAGATAGGATTCCTGTCATCCCCTCTCTGGCCGGTAGCACTCCGCCCTTTATCTTTACGGGTGCCTCTGCAGAGATCATGTCAACGTCTTTAAATATCGTATTGGCAAAACCTTCTGCTTGAGCTTCTGTTGCTCCTTGACCATATTTCTCTATGGCCTCCATCCAACCTGCTGTTAGAGGAGTGTTTGCTGTTCCTTTCACGGTCCACTTTCCACCGCCTCCGCCACTAAATGACTTAGACATAACACCATACTTAAACCTACTTTCTGTCCCAATAGATAGTACGCCCTCGTTCTTTCTTATGCTGCTAATTGTATTAGAGAGGTCTCCTCCTTTCACCTTTATAGGATTTCCTATAGTGTCGTATCCCATGACACCATATCCTTTAATAGATTCATTAATACTTTGAAGGCCTCTTCTTTTTCCTGCTAGTTGTTTTTCTAAACTCTTCAGCCCTTCAGTTTCACCTTTCATTCTTTGGGTGCTAATACTAGACTCTAGTGAATCTATCTCTCTTCCTATTCCAAGCTTTCTGTCTTCTAACCTTCTTAGTTTCTTATTCAGGTCAAGGTTTAATCCTTCTAGCCCTCCAGGGGAGGTCATTGCTTTTGCAACATCAGCTGAGTTCATACCCTGTGCAGCAGCCTGCCTATAAACATCTTTCATTAATCTTTCACCAAATTGAGTTCCCTCTCTCTGTAAGTCTATGTGAAAGTTATACATTTTATTTTTTATACTAATATTTGATTTGTTTGAGAGAAGGACTTCTTCGGCAGCTAACTCATGAGCTGGTAGTCCTTGTCTCTTTAGAGCCTCTCTATATGTATCCATATTCTTAACAGTCGCAACTTTGAATTGACCTAATCCAGAGTCTATATCTGGAGTCCAGTTTATAGATGTCTTCTTAGTTCCTTCAAATTTACTTTGTCTATGTAGTTGATAAGAAGAGATAGAAGCTTCAGCTGCAGGCATTCCTCTTGACAAGAGTGACTCAGGAGTAGCCATTACTCCACCTACAAACATACTTTGATTACCACCAGAGTAGCCAGGGTTTCTGGCTATGTCTTTCATCATGTCTATTCTGGCTTCTCTAGTTTTCTGGCCAAATAGATCTACTACAAATTGTTCTTTTCTTATTTCTTGCAATCCAACAGCTCCTGGTCCAGACCCTTTTGCCCCTTCCCATATTGCTTTATCTGTTGCTGCTCTTCTTATATCTCTTGGGTCAATCTCCCCTGCTTTGATTCTACTTAGCTCTTCTTGGTATTTTTTAGTAAGGGCTACATCAATTCCTTCTAGCTCAACTCCTGTTTCTCCATAGCTAAGTAAAGATGATCGTGCTATATGCGTATTCTTTCCGCCAAGAGTCATTGCTCCCTCAGTATTAACTAATGGTATATCAAATACGAAATCTTTTCCACCCCTAATTCTAATCATATCTGAATATTCAGCACCTGGCTGAGAGTGAGCGAAGGCTTTTACTGAACCGAACTTAGCTTCAACCATATCATATAGGCTGCTAACTTCTTTTCCAAGCTCTGCACTTCTCCCCTTATAGCCTCCCTCAAGGTACCCTATCTCTTCCATGATACCTCTCTTGCCTTTTAGGAAAGTTGTCTCATAAGATGGTCCCGATGTTTCTGGTATACCACTTCTAAGAAAGTTACTCATTGTAAGACTTGAGGCAACTGGGTTTACTGCCTTATTAAATGTTGGAGCTACGGCAGCTTGAGGCGCAATAGATCTTCTAAAGTATCCAGTGGGATCAGCCGATGAAGGAAAGTCTCTAGCTGTTAAGTAAAGACCATATCCAGAACCAGCGATTAGAGTTCCTCTACCCAGCACACTGGCTGCGTCTACATCATTTTCAAAGTTAAATTTTTCTATCATATAATTTCACCCATAGCTCTAAGCTCTTGGTAGATCTCATTATTTCGATCGTACTCTAAATCGTAGGATACTGTTGGACCTACACTATCCCTCTGAATTATCTGAGGATTTCTAATTCCTGCCTGAACCGCTTGCTTGTAAACCTGTTCATAGGTAACGCTTTCAGCTAGAGGTTGGAATGGGTCCACTCCCTCTAATGATTCTTCAAGATATGGCTTTCTTCTTAGCCCTCTTAGTCTATCATCCCATAGATCATAGTAGTGATATTCCCTACCTGTGTCTATTAGGTATTTTAATTTTACATCCTCAAGATCCACATCAGCTCTCCATCCGATCCAGTCTTCTGCTGGAAGATTTTCGCTAGCCTGTAATGCTTCTCCTTCTGCTTGTCTTCTTGCTCTAATGGTAGCCATTCTATTGAAGACTTCTTTCTCTAGATCCTGACCTTCTGCTTGGCTTATATCAAGCTTGCCTTCTGCCATATCATTTAGCAAGACCTTATCCCATTGGGCTATATATAAGTCTTTCATATTGTTAGGCATGATCTCAAGTAAGCGAGCCTTGTCTTCTGGTCCTGCTTCCTTGAACTGTTCAAAGTACACCTTTTCTCTTTTAGGTAGCGCTGCCATTAATCTAAATTCATTCTCGTATACATCTGTGCCGGCTAAGGTTCTACCCGCCTTGTTATGGAAAGTTCTTGCTTTGCCTTCTGACCCTTGAGCCATTGCCATTCTTTCATGGCGCTTATTTTTAACGTACTCTATCTTATCGAAGTAACTCTCTATTTGTCTAGCATCTCTTACTGCGTCTGGGATTCTATCTATCCCTGCCATGTTGGCAACTGTTGTAGCAAAAGGTTTAATAAAATCTTCTATTGGTCTCTGCCAAAGTTTAAACTCTTTACCGTATATTGATTCTTCATAATCTGTCATAGCAGATGAAGGAGGAAGGAGTTTATGAGCAGGAGCGATAGGGCTTAATTGCTCTAGTGGATTTGCTCTTGCTATATCAACTAGTGCTGCACCGTATCTACCAAGGACGCTTTGATCGTATACGTCGTCTCTAAAAGACTTTCTTTTACGCTTATCCTCAAGCTGCTCTTCTGTTCTTTGAAAGATCTCTAATTCATAATCTGTTGGATCATGTGCTTCTAATTCTTTTCTTGCACTTCTGAACTCTCTAGAATATGGAGCAATATCTGCAAGTATTTTATATCTATGTATTAATGGGTAATCTGCAGGATTAACTCCCTCAAGTTCTTTATACCTGGCTGCGTATCCTCTTCCTGGTAATCTGTATTCACCTTCTTGAACTTTAGTAAATGGATCACCTTGCTTGAAGTTCTTGTAGTAGTCTTCTCCAGGCATCCAGTCAGGCATATCATTGGCTATAGGATTTACATACTCTGTTGTATAAGGTCTCTTAGGAATGAAACGCCTGATAGGCTCTGTCATACCAAGGAAACCACCGAGGTTTAAATCCCAGAATTTCCTACGAGTGCTATCTATATCTGCAGATGATTGAAGAATAGGTGTATGTTCGAATACATCTTGCTCTCCTGTCACTGCTTGTTTAATAGCCGAGGCCACAAAACCACGTAGACCTACAGCTTCATAGGTTGTATAGTATTGTTGTTTAATTTGTTCAGCGGCACTATATGGTGTGACCGCATCTTCTGGAGGAAGTGCTCCTGCAATCTTTTTAGATGGAGCATACTTTCCTGATCCACCATGCAGGTGATCTCCTCTATGTCTCCCTTCAAATATTTCTGGATGCATTAGTACTGGTGGCTTCATTACTCTACCAACAGTCCATTCGTATGCGGCTCCAAATAGACCGAGGTCTTCTCCGGTTGAACCAGCTATAGGATAGGGTCTATCCTCGTAGTGCATCTTCTCTAACCAATAAGGATCAGCTAGGTCTCTTACAAATTTGCCAACAGGAGAAATATCTTCGCCATCGTATATTGACTTGTCTGTAGGTCTATCTAGTATTCTGTTGTACCAGTTAGGACGATAGTAATCTGTCTTGGATCCTTCCCATGGGGTCGTTCCAAATTCCCACCAGCGAGCTTTCTTGATAGCAACTTCTTTACCACCAAGGTATTCTTCATCTAGTTCTGCTACTGATTTTTCTGAACCTAGACCAAAGAGTAAGAATGGCGCAGCTAATGCAGCCATCGCTAGCCCTCCATGCTTCCCCCATCTTAAGGCTCTTGTATAATTGCCTCCCATAGTTGGGATTTTTCTTAGACCTGCCGCCATTGCTTTCTCGGCCGTCTTTGACTTAATCATTGCATCGTATCTAGCCGGGCCAGCTGCAGCTCTTGCTTCTTCAAATATACCAGCACCCATTCCGAGTGCAGTTCCTGTTATCATCCCAGACAAGGTAAACCCTAGCCATGGTTTGACTCCAGTTAATCCAGGTGCTTTTTCTTCTGCGTATTTCCTGATCTCTGTTAAGCCAGAGGCTTCAGATAGTCCAGCATAAGTCATGTGTGCTACACGAGCACCCTCTGCTAGAACTCCTGTTATCCCGGCTTTGCCTGCAACGCTATCTTCTGGTGCAACCTGTCTAGTCATCCAGTTCAGTGTTCCGAACACTGCTGGTAAGCCAATAAGTAAAGGAAGAGCTTTTGCTGCATGTCTTCCTAGTATCTGAGGAAGAGTTCCTATTAATTGTTTCTCTCCTCCAACACCAAACTTAGGCAATCTTTTTGTAATAGACTGTACAGTATCTGTTACTCCTCCAGTTTTAATATTAGGAAATAGATCCCTAAAGGCTTTAACTGGATCGTCAACTAGACGTAAGTATTTAGATAATGTTTCATGACCATAAGCATGAGCGGCACGGAATGCTGCTTGTCTCTTTGTCTTCCCACCACCAATTAAGATTTCGTGCTCTCTACCAACTCCAGCTATATTAAATGTATGTTCATACGATTTTGTAAACTGAGTCTTAGAAGTACTAATATTTTTATCGTGTATTGCTTGGTATGCTCTAGCTTCTTTTAATAGAAGTTCTCTTCCGCCTGTTCCTGTTACACCATAAAGCTTTCCGCCCTCGAATGACATTTTGGTAAACTTCTGGAAGTCAGCCCCTTTGCCAATACCGAAAGTCTTCTTGTTTCTTTCTGTAAGCTGCATAAAATATGTTTCATAACCATACCCTACAGACTGTTTAAAGCTTCTATTTTTAACTTTATTTAACTGGTCTCCAACTGGATCAAAAGCTTTTGTTCCTAGGTCTACCTCAAAGTTCATATCCTTTAAGATACTTGGAGACATCATTGTACTCAAACTGAAAGCTTTTGGTATTCCACCTAGCCCTAGTTCGAATCTTCTTAATGCGTTATATGCTACGTCTTTATATTTTGCGTTTTGTCTTCCCAGAGCTTCTGGGCTTATCCCCATATACGAGAACTTGTTCAGGTCAAGAGGGTTGCCTTTTATGCTATAGACATCTCTATCCCATAGGAATCTTGCTGCCCCAACCATTGCTGCTGCAGTAGCTATGCCACTCCAGGCTACAGGCGTTGGGTCTTCGTGAGCTGTTGCAAGTGAGCCTTTAAATCCTGAACCAAATTCTGTTGTGTTCTTTCTTTGCTTACCAAACCATCCATGAGGCATGGCGTTGATACTATTATATGCAGCACCTTTTCCAGAAAACTGATTAGTTATTTTGTATAGTGCACCCTGCCTGTATGACTCTTCTTCGTTATATCCGTCTTCCCACATTTCTGCGGCACCTGCAGCCAGGTGTTTGTTTCTTCCTAACCTAAGAAGATCCGTTAATGAGTTGAATGTTAAATCTTTTCCTTGTCCTGCAGAAAATGCTTTCCAGTCTTTGAAAAAGTCATGCCCCCAAATTCCAAGGCCTTCTCTCTCTGCCTTCCCTCCAGCAGCCATAAATGTAGCTCTGTCTACTGCGTCTTTATGTTGAGGTCCAAATTCAAGAGACGAAGCATAACCTTCTGCGGCTAGTTTTAAGTTAAGGTTTTCGTTGCCCTTATAGATAACACCAAGATATCTACCATAGGTTTTTTCAGTAGGATCTACTATTAGCCTAAGGTCTTCTTTGTCCCCTAGCATTTCTTTAAATCTATCTGTAGCAGCTTGCCCCAGAGGTTGCTCTTGACCAACTCTATATGGTCCTAGTGGATCATTAGCATGGGTTGTTTCAGGAGCATCAATTCCAGACATTCTAATTACGACATCTGGTTCAGATGAGCCTTTCTTGTTCAAGACAAGAGTATCGGCATCATCAACCATAACGTTATATTCGGATAGTTTAACTTCTCTTAATTGTTTCCTTTTCTTATTCAGCCCTTGAAGAGTTGCCTGGTCTCCAAAGTACATCAAGTCTAGACGACTAATCTCTCCATGCTGGACTTTCTCCTGGCGTCTGTCTCTATCTTTATTTATGGCCTCAGCCATTAGCGGGTCTTTTAATGCTGTAGACATTCTATTGATTCTGTTCATATTGAAACCAGAACCAAAGTCTGTTATGTGATTTCTTGATTGGCCGAACCAACCATGATTCAATCCTTCTATTGTATTATAGTCATCATCTTTGCTTGAGATGCCTGCTGTCTTACCTAGTAGGTATCCAGCTGCCGCAACACCACCAGCAATAGCAGCATATCTCCCCAGCCCTTTTGGAAGTTTGCCAGCAAGTTTATTTACCTTGCTTACTTTGATTCCAGCTTTAGCTTCTGCTTGTAAAAATATTTCTGTACTAGAAAGGCCATACTCTCCAAGCCTAAAACCTTGAGAGCTTTTAGCATTAAGCATTTCATTTCTATAAGATGCGTAATTAGTTTTAAGCATTGTTCCAGAGAACAACTTCGCCCCGTAGGAATTTGCAAGTTTCTTTCTCACATTAAGAATGCTTCGAGTCTCTTGTTCTACCTTTAGTGCTGTTGGATCCTTCCAGGCTTCAAGCCATTTGCCTAGCCCCTTCGGAACATTACCAGCTTTAATCTGCTCAATGCTATGGATTAATCTTCTATTTAAATTCTTATTAGTACCAGAACCAAATGACTCTTTTAAAAACTGCTTATGTATACCTACAGATATATCAGCCTTTGGCGATATGATTCCTTTCTCTTGAGCAATAGCGTTCAGAGATTTTGCCAGCTCGATAGTACTGATGGTACCACCGCCAGCCTTGCCTTGCATTACCATCTGCTCGTAAACACGCATCTGTCTGATACGGTCTCTTTGCCTTGCAACCTGCTTGCTCATTCTATTTAAACCAACATCCTCTAGGTCTTTCATCCTTTGATGTCGGTTTTCTTTTATGATTGCTTGATAGGCAGTGTCAGGAGTTCCAGTCTTTCTTAGATTTATATCATAAGAAAAGAGGTTGGCTTTATTAGATGTTAGATTAAATATGTCTCTTGAGGAGGCTGATTTGTTTGAGTTCAAGACGAACGAGTGCTGCGTGGGCAGATAAGCCCCCGTAGCTCTACGGTTGGAATTTAATTTGCTTGAGTTTCTAGCCACTAGCTTCCTCTAGTTCTGTCTTTTACTAAAGTCACCTGAAGGTGCGCCAAATTCTTCTTCGCGCAGGTTTGCATTTACTTTTGTAAAATCAACAGATGTCTCAGTATATTCTTGTAACCTATCGAATATTTTACCACTTCCATCGGTAGGCTGGCTAGCTGGGGTCTGGAATTCAAACTCTCTTTTAAGTATAAATTCAGCTTGAGCTAAACGTCTAATCAAAACAGGCCAAGTCATCTTCTCTAATGTCTCTGGCAGATAAGAAGGAAAAGCTTCACAAATAGTTATAATTGCTTGCTCTCTTGCGTCGGCAAGTAATTCTCTTGCATCTCCTAATTGAATGTTTACACTATCAATTGATTGAGGACAAGAAAGATATAGGATAAGTTGAGATACAGTAGTGATAAGGCCCGCAGGTAAGTAATCCTTTCCGTTACCAAAGGAGTGCTCGACGACACAGTCGTCCCAAATACGATCCTCTAGATCGAACTTGAACTCAGGGTAGGCCTGCATGATATATCGCATGGCTTTGTAGGACTCATAGTCTAGTAAACTAAACATGACTCTACCTTCAGTCGTTGCGAAAAGATACAGGTCCCTATGTTTCTTAAGGACCTTATCGAAATCCATTACAGTTTTCTAACTAGCTGCATTGCCATTTCAGGGGCGATAAAGTTAGAGACTTGTAGAATCATGTCTCTGGCGCTGTCAATAGAGCCGGCTGTTAAAACATTGATGTTTTGCTGATCCAGCCTAGGCCACAGTGTAGCTTTCATTACAATAGCTTCTGCTTTCTTGTCATCTGGAATCTTTTGAATCTTCTGCATTAGAGCTCTCCACTCTAAGCGCTTCAGAGGCCTGAATACGAAGTTCTCATGCTCGCTGAGACTCATTAGGTACACGTCACCTATCTGGGCCTTCATCTGCTCAATCTCTTCGTCTGAGGGTCTGTTCTCAAGTTCCTTAAAGGTCTGGATAACAAAGTCTTGCTCCATCTGCTTTTGTTGGATCTTGGCCAGTAATTCTTTCTCTTCATCTGTAAGGCTAGCGATTACTGGATCTTCTTCCTCATATGACTGTTCTGCGAAATCTTCTTGAGCTAAATGAGCATCAAGATCTACGTCTGCGTAATTTTCTTCTGACATTACAATTCTCCCGTTTGTTTGTAGTATTATATAGTTATATTAGTCTTCTTGCAATAAAATTATATTGTTCTTGAACTGGACGACCGTCCGCATTAACAACCTTGCCTTTACCCATAATCTGTATACCGGAAATAGTCTCACTAGGCGAGTCCTTTCCTAACTCATAGCCATATCCAACAGTTATATCGAATGTACTATGATTAAAATTTTCTTTAGTGTTATCTTCTGATATCCCATTGAACTCTCTAGACTGTTCTACTAGACTTCCTTTTGCTGTTCTTGCATCGATCTCATCAAAAAATTGACTAAATCTTTGCCTTTTATCCGTTAGGTATGTTAGTGACTTTTCTTTTGCATCATCTTTCTTTGTCTGTATAAGCCTAGCTTCTCTAGTTGTGTTAAATGATTTATACCTATCTAGGATTAACCATAGATAGTTTGGCTCCCTAAAGTTAATAGTGAAAGAACCAGTTACTATAATATTCCCTTTGGGAATGAAGTCATAGTGTTGTGATCCGTATCCAAACTGAGGGAGTCTTGTGTGCTGAACGCTATAGTCTAAAGCTAGAATATCATCTACCCATACATCACCAATAAAGGCTGATGCCTGTGCTCCTGAAAAATATTGTCCATTAATTGTTAAAGCTTCTGCCATTAGAATGATCCTCTACTTTGTTTTAGAAGTCTGTTCGCTTCTCCTTTTGTTTTAAAAGGATTAGTTAAAGCATCAATCCTATTTCTAGAGGAAGCTTTAGCAGAACTAAGTCCTGAGTCAGCTACATCTCTGATACTTCCAATTATCATTTCATCGTAACTATTAAATCTGTTACCAAGATTTGTCATAGGTATCATATCAGTAGCATAGAAGTTCATAGTGTTATATGTAATAATGCTGTCGACCGACATCTCTTGTCCCTCTGAAGATATATCAACATTGAGAAGATGAAGTGACGAGTAAGCGCCGTATTCATTTGCGAACAATAGCAGCACGTTAAAAGGTTGAACTTGATCAATCATAACCGCGTGCGGGTGTGGCGGAAGATCTCTATTGCCATCTATATTATCTACAAGCTTAAGAAAATCATGCTCCTGAAAAACATTAAAGGCCATTGTCCCTGCTATTGTTCTGGGCCCTCTTGTATAATCTTTAGCTCTGACTGTTCCTAGTGCTCTTACTCCGAATTTTTCTCTGAATGAACTATAGGATAGTGTGTGGATTGAGCCAAGCTCAAAGTAATTTTCTACATCACCCTGAATTTTTAGTTCTCTTTGCAGATCATCTAAGTTACCGTTAAGAGTAACTAGTTCTCCGCCTACCTTGGCTTCTCTGGCTGCTGCTGCGGAAACCTGTTTTGCGTACTTTCCTTCTTTGTTATTAAGGCTACTCATTGCTGTTGAGTCCTCAGGGACACCAGAAGCTCTAAGCTGATTTCTTCTTTTGGCTATATTTTCTATCTGCGCAATATTTAGATCAGAGACAGCTGTAAGATCTTCTGATGCTATAGCTTTTGCTTTTCTCTGTCTTTGTATCTCAACTTCTTTTATCTCTATTTCTTTCTTTAGGTTGTCTACTGCAAACCTGGAAGCAGGAGTCTCATTTCTATATGCAACTACAGTTATGTCAGCACCAGAAAAAGACACTAAATTCTCTATGGAACTGAAGCCTTTTCTTGTTTGTTTAACTTGATCTCTGAAGTCTACCATGCATCCTCGTAATAAAAAAGGGAGAAAGACTAGGTCCTTCTCCCTTAATATTAGACTATTTAATTTCATATTGCAAGCTTAGCTTTCTATGGATTCCTTGATCAGAGCAATTCTATCTGTAGAATTTTGATCAAATATCCATGGAGTAATTGACTTAGCGATATACGTATACTGTTGTTCAGTCACGATATCATCAATACTTACACCTGAATTCTCGTTCAGTAGTTCAATCCCAAAGATTCTCATGGTTGCCTGAGCCCCATATTCGTTAGCCGCAGCTAGTACGATATCGAATGGAGGAATCTGATCTGAGTACCATGGAGCTACTTCTTCTTGATTAAAGCTGTTCGACGGTGTTCCTGGTGTCGCAAACTCGGCCTGTGTCTCGAAGAGAGCATTAGCGTTAATGTTCCCCCTGATACCAGTCTCGTCTTTGTCGGCAGAGAACACTGAGTCCTTAAACCTTTCAAGTAGTGCATGCTTATCAAATACAATGAAAATTAAGCTACCAGCGATACCCCTTTTGCCTCTAGCAAAAGATCTAGGGTCAGCCTTTCCCATTGTGTAAACAGGAGCCTTCTCTCTATTAATCGAATAAGAGATAGCCTGGATTTCTCCGATAGGCTTTCCTTGAAAGATGGGAGTAATGTCTACACCTGAAAAGCTGTTAAATGTTTCTGTTGCCATTTCTGTGTCTCCTTATCTTATTGTTTCGCCAGAGAAGTAATAATCGTAATTTTACGTAGCTCGAAAGCTGGTACGATTGTTAATTCTACTGTTGCATCACCTTGAATCTCTTGAGCAGTTGTTGCAGAAACTCTAGCTTCAAATCGTTGGATGTTTCCAAGTTCTTGTAAAGCAGCAAGTTCTCTTACGATACCTGTTTCAAGTGCAATTCTAGCAAGCGCTGTGTTAGGCTCACCGATATAAGGTTCAGCTACGGTTCTAACGGAATCAATTGCGTCAGCAATAATTCTCATCGTTGTTAATCTTGTAAAGTCACTGTCGTCTCTAGCAGCAGTTGGAGCATCAGAAATTCTTAATCTATTTTCTTTTGCCTTAATTGCAACATACTTTAGTTTCGCTAATGAATTTAGTTTTGTTTTACTAACTCTAAATGGAGCTCTTACACCTGAAACAATCTTGTTGGTAGGCGCGCTAGCAACAGGTAGTCCAGAGTAGAATCCACCGTAGAATCCAGCCATATTAGCTTGGTATCCAAAACCAGTTTCGTCAGTTGAATTAAAGAATGTTAAGTACATAGCTGTTAAAGAAATGTATTTACCAATATCAATTTTGTGACCATTTCTATCTGTTAAGATATCTACATCTGCATCAAATTCTGCTGACGTTGGTAGCCATCCAGATTCTGTAGCAAAGAAGCCTTTCTCTCTAACTAGAGTTCCAGCAACAAATTTGTTACCTAGAAGTCCTGAGCCATCAAGAACAACATCTCCTGTTGCGTCTGTAGTTGCTTCCTTCCCTACCCAAAGAGAAATATCTTTAGCTGAGAATGATGCTGGTGCTTTGGTACCAATAACACCTGTTACTTCATTATCGTTTACCGATAGTGAGAAACAAAAGTTTGCTAGTTGGTAAGCAAAGTTAACTTCATGGAAGTCATCTGATGATAAAGCTGATCCATCAATACCTGTAGTAGCGGAGGCTGCGCCTACACCTGCAGGAAAGACTTCTGCTGATCCGTCATCGTTAGTATCCCAAAAGTAAAAGAATTCACCTTGATATTCTTCTACGTGTAGTAGACCAAGTCCATCACCAGCTGAGCCAGCAACAGGATATCTACGTCCTACGTCTAAAGAAATATCAGAAGATAAAGTAATAGTGTCGCCATCTGCAACGTTTTTATCATCTAGATATACGTTTTGTGGAATGACAATATCAACTTCATCATTTTCTAATGATCTATATGTTTCAGCTAGTGATTCATAAAGTTTCATTTTAGATGGACTAAGTCCGTCTGACCCATCTTCAAGGTTGTGTGCTGTGTCCGCGTCATATGTAAAGTCAACAGTGATGGCCTCTCCACCAGTTAGTAACGATCCAAGGTCAACGTTAATTTGATCAACGCCAAGTGTCCCTGTTCCTACTAATAGTGCCCATTCTGTATCTACGAGTTCTACTCCATCTACATATACTACGTGACTTCCTGCATTCGTTTCTGCCTGAGTTAGGTCGAATGCTTCTGGTCCAGCTGCTGCCATAGCACCAACCGCTTCTGCGGCTACTGATACTGTGTCTTGTGCGACGTCTCTTAAAGAAACGAAAGCGTTTGCTGTACCAAGGTCAACACCAGCATCGAAAGTTCCAGAGACGATCACTTCTCCGGTATCAATGGGTTGCCCACCTGGGTTGTTATCATATACTAAAAGATCTAAAGCGTTTTTAACCTGTAGTCTGCCTTCTACGGCATTAGGACCAACAGTCGCTGGGGTCTGATAGAATACGAAGTAAAGATCAGCTGCAGAGCCGTCTTTAATTAAAGTTGTGATTGCCGTTGGATCTGTAACTTGGTTATCAGTTCCTACGCCATAAAGTGTTGCTGCTTGTGCATTGATCCTGTGAAGAAACGTATTTGTTGAGCCACCAGCTAAAGTTTCATACATACCTCTGACAAGAGTTCCCTCTTTGCCAAATTCGTTTTCACTTTCTTGTGCTCTCACTACTTGCTTCTTAAGACCAGCTACCCCTTGAGAAGCGGTCCCCAGAACTAGTACGGCAGGTGCTGCAGAAGCTTCGCTTATCTGTAGTCCACCATCTTGTAGTTCATGGATAATGCCAGGCAGGTTTTTAAACTTATCTAGAGCCATGTCCAATTCTCCTTATTCTGTATCTGTGTTAAGTCTTATTATTAATCTATTAAGAGCCTGTTCCGTAACTTCGTGACACTTTTCAGTTCTCACGAAATAATAATAAGGTCTGCATTCGTATGAACCGTTACCTAATTGCTTGAACTCATCAGCCTCTCTAATATTCATGAAGTATTTCGTAATACCTCTAAATGCAAAAAATGGTCTATTACTTTCCATTAGATTCTCAAACCACAAGGCTAACTCATTTGCTCTTTTGTTAGTTCTTGCTGTGATGTCGAATTTAACTTCGTTATCAAACCATTGTGAATAAACTATTTTGGCTTGTCCAGGATTGCAGGGATCGTTTGCTATGATCTCTCTAATTCTTGACTTTACCTCTCTTCGACCTCTGTCGAACCAGGTATTCCCACCTTCCATAGTTCCTGGTGCGCGTCTCTTCATTGAATATAAAACAACACCAGACAGTTCTTGGTTCGGGTTATCAGGGTCTTCCATTATGTTAGTGGTAGTATAATCATCTTTTAGGATGACCCTTTGTCCGGTTGTTTCCTGATCAATGTCGATCAGCTCCTTAACTCCATCGATAAAATCTTCGATGCTGCTATGGACAGGAATCTTACTAACGGCTTCACCTCTTCTAGGTTGTGCCTTCGTATAATCCCTTAAAATCTCTCGTGTTAACTGTTCCTTTAAAAGGAGTTGAGAGTCAGTTAAATCTTCGTTAAAATTGAAACTCATACTAAAAAACTCTTGTCAATCACAGATATGATTCTGATCCTATAGTACTCTATTCTCCCATTATTGTCCAATCGGTAAGGTTCAACCGAAAGGATTTCATAGGCTTCTCGAATAGAGCTAGGGGATAAAATCTTACCGCTTAGATCTTTCTTGATTTGTATTATGCTGTCGAATCTGTTGGGAATATTATCCCCATCATCTAAAGCGTTCTTTATAAAGTCCCATTCAAAGTAGGCTGTCTTGTATTCAGTTTGAGATTCGCCTTCTTGCTTAAACTTCTTATGAATAGAGTAAGCTTGTGAATGGTTTATGTATGTTCTTACTACAATGTCTGAATAGTAATATCCAAGACCACTGCAGTTATCGCAAGGGATGTCTTTGTTTGCTTCGTTGCTTCGACTGGTCTTTGTGCACTCACATTTCTTTGGCACTCCGTCTTCTATTCTAGCTCTACGAAAGATAACTTCTGTTCCTATATCATCTGTGTACAGGAGGTCGTGAACCTCTTTCCTGATGTCCACTCCTGAAATAGGTTCCTCGTCGCCTCCATATATATTTAGGCACTGAGTACTTTTCTTATAAAGATCTGCGCCCATATATATCTCGCGTTCCTATGTTTGTTTTGTATTTGCGTCCGTTTATTTGTATCTCGTTATTACCTCGTGGTGCACCATAATGATCTGATGCCCATCTTCTACCAACGGTTGGCTTATTAGTATCACACTGACCTTTTTCAACTAGTTGAGCCAGCTTAGGTTTGTATGGCATAGCGCCGGAGTCAGTCAGTCCAAGACAATTCATTAAAGGATCTTCACATTCTCTTACAGAGTATTCGTACTTGAAGCCTTCACATTCTAGCCAGTCTATCATTTTTGATACACCGTCACTATCAGCAGAGCCTCCACCTTTAGAAACAGAGAAGTCTCCAAGCTGTTTGAATGCTTTGCTTCCTGTTGTCCCTCTGAACTCTTCAGTATTGTAAAGGATAATTAAAGCTACTTTATAAGCAACCCATTTATTTGCATATCTTTTCCACTTATCGTCAATGGTGCAATTGGCTAGGTCTTGAGCCACAATAGACCATTCAAGGATGAGCTGGTTAATTACATCGTCTGGTATCTCTGTTACAAAAGAACCAACGAGTCTTCTAACATCAAGTACTGATGCGCACATTGGTGTCATCTCTGTAGTAAAGTAACTACAGAACTCATCTAGCATTACTGTATCATCTAGGGCTTCGATGCCTGGTGATATCTTAATCTCAATAAGACTATTAATATTCAGTATCATATGGAATACCTTTGACGCTAGCTCTGTTCTTTCTAGGCGCTTCCGGCTCTACCATAAAGGTAAGAAAAGGATCTGCCCATTCAACTACTCGTCCAACTTTAATTCTTCTGTCATCATCTTTTCTTAATCTATCTGAAGCAAACCATTGTGCTTGATTCATATATGGACTTAGTCCTTCATCATCTACGAAGTCTAAACATGTCATACCTGCAGCATTTGATTCCGAACAAAGAAGTCCGTTTGCTGCTCTTTCTGATCTGTACAATCTTGCAACTGATGTACCGCCAGTAAGATTTCCTGGACTAGTAATTGTCGCAGATGTATCTGATACCACAATGCTGTTACCCATCTTTCCTGGGCCAGCCCATCTAATATCTATGTAGTCTCCATAAGCTGTAGCAAAACAGTTATGACCATCACCAGCTGTCTGTGGGTCTGGACCGTCAAAAGCAGAAGTTCTATTTATTGCATCTGCAAGTTGAACAGCTTCTTCAGCTGCTGTAACTCCAGCTTCATATTGAAGCCATGTTGGAGTCGTTCCACTAGCAACAGCAGTTAATGTAATTACTGCACCAGGAATAGAAGCACCAGGAGTTAACACAACTGTGTCTCCAGGAGTTCCTGCGCCGGTTACTCTTAGTCTTCCTTTGGCTGTTTCTCCACCCAGGAATGCTCTAATGAAAAAGTCATTACCAGCATCCATGTATGTTGCATCATTCAGTGTGTCTATTAAATTGTTTCTTGTTATGTCTGCTGCTGCATTTGGATCCGCATCAGCTGAGATATCAAATTCTCCTAATGCTGGAACTGCGCCAGCACTCTTTGCTGTGTAGACTTTTGCTGCAGTAGCTGTGTCTAATGTTATTATATCGTTATTGGATAGTGATCCAGTTGAAACTATCTCTGCTTCAGCATAACCAACTCTGGCTACATACAGTGCGTCTCCTGGTCTCCATCCTATTCCTAAAGAATGTTCCCCAACATTGGCTCGTATTTTTCCAGACATTCTAATTCTTCCTACTGCACCAGCAGCGACATCTTCGTCTACTACGCCTGATGCATGCCAGAATAAATCAGAGTTTGGTGGTGTCTCTAAGACAGCACCTGCTTCTGCTGGGTCTGAATAAGGAATCCAGAAAGAACCATCTGCTCTAAGGATAACTGGTGAGCCTTTTAGGACAGGTCTTCCAGTAGAGTTTAATGAATCTGTCACGTGGTTTTGTGCTAGATCATTTGTTCCGCCAATTATATCTTGAGATAGTGAAGGATCTAAAGCTACGATAGGAGTCCCGTCAGTAAATGGAATTCCTTCGATTACTGTTGTTTGACCTACAGTTGGTGAATTGATAGAGACTGAACCACTTGATGATTCAACAGCTATGTTTGAGACTGCGTCTATATCTAAACCTGAAGTCGAGGAGATTCCTGCTCCAACATTTATGAAGGCTAAGTTCCTGCTCATCTCTAGACCAGTAATCTTAAACTCTCCGATTAGTGCCGAGGATGAATCTTTAATTAATAGGTTCTTTGCGCCAGTTGTATCTAATACAAAGTCTCCATTAGCTTGAGCATCGTAAACACTCTGTAATGTATTGCCTGCAGATGTTGCGATCTCTATATCTTGTCCTACTCTAGTAAGAGTAATACCTGCGCCTTCACTAACTGTTACGATACCTGATAAAGCTGTATCACCAAATTTAGCAAAAGACTTAACTACGTTGTGTGGATTAGAAGCTAGAAAGTGAGCGGCTACTGCCGAGTGACCAGATCCATCATCAAGCCTGTGTGCCGCATTCGCAGCTAATTCAGAGTTAACATCATAGATATCTAAGTTCATTGACTCAGCAGTAATTTCACCAAGAGCATCCATTGAAATCTTGGTTACTGCGCTTCCATCCTTGATTAAGAATCTTGGTGTAGATTCAAAACCAGCGGCTGATTGAGTAGTAATGATTTCATGCTTACCAGTTACTAGGTCATGTTCTATATCTAGAACCGCTAGGTTGGTAGCATTTCCAAGTGCTAAGGCGTTAACTTCATTAATCGAACCAAAGATACTTTGATTAACAGTTCCTAAAGATCCTTCTCCAATCTCTGTTAGATTAGCGCTTCCTCTAGAATCTAAGAATGTTAATTCTCCAGTACTGTTTTCTAGTCTTGGAGATATAAGTTTAGTTGCTGTTTCTATATCTGCGAGAGCATCAATGCTCCCGTCTGAATCAATTGTTATATTTACTACGGCACCAGGTCCGATCGTTAGCTTGTCTGCATCTAAGAAATCTATTGTACTAATTCCACCATCTACAACTAGTGCAGGTGTATTAGGGTTTCCAGATCCATTAACAAAGTTAACTGGTCCTCCGCCAAAAGTTGTTGTAACTGTTGCTGGAGCTGATTGATCATATATTTGCTGGAAGTCTGTCCCAGTAAAACCACCAGAGATTTCATTGATCGCGCCAATAATACTCTGAGCTATAGTTGATAAGCCTGTAACTCCACTTTCAGATAGGGCTACGCTGGCTGTAAGATAAAGATCTTTAAGTTGAAGTTCTCTCCCGCTTGTCAGGAGAGTGTCATTAACACCAGAGGTCGTTCCAAATGTAAGGTCTGAGTTAGCAGATCTAACTCCATCCTTCGAAAGAAACATGTCATTAACGCCATTTGTTACCTTAAAGGTATTGGGATTTATTTTAAGGTTGCCGGAACTATCAAGTTCTATTTCCCCAACGGCACCTAAAGAAAGAGATCTACCTGGAGCTACAGAAATAAACCTACCATTATCATAGGCATCCTGTAATGTTGTTGTTCCAAATGTATCTTCTATTGTTTTTATTCTAGATAGCGAGCCTTCTGCTGGGTCTATTAGGACTGCAGGAGAGTATGTTCCACTTTTAAGAATCTCATGCTGTGTATCACTTACAGCTTGAGCTAACTCATTTGGATCCTCTGCGACTACATCATCTCCGATGATAACACCCTGGTCATTTATTCTAAATACCCATTCGTCTATTATCCCTGTATCTATTTTTTTTATTCTAAATTGTGACAAGGCTATCTCCCTTGATAATATTATCTGTAGCAGTTAACACTTGAAGATTTTGAGGGGCATGCAGTCCGCCTTTAGAAAGTGGAATTATGTGATCAACATGATGCTTAATTCCTGTTTCTTTTTCTAGCTTTTTTGCTTCTTTATAAAACTCTCGAATCATGCTATTGTCTTCTTCTGTCAGCGATGATGGAGTTCCATTAATCTTATTTGCCCTATATTTTCCGTTTAATGCCAGCTTATTCTCTGGGCTTACTTTGTATGTGGCTCTCTTCTTCCTGTTAATCTTTTCTCTGTTTTTTTTGCTATATTCTTTATTGTACTCTTTAATTCTATCTTCATATCTGAAGTAGTCTTCTTTGCACTTCTTTAATATCTTTTCTTTACTGCTCTCGTAGTGTTTCTTTTTAGCTACTTTGATTTTATCTTTATTCTTGTCTCTATATTCCTTACAGCATAGTTTGCACCAATGTGCTTTTCCAAACTCTTCTAGGCCTATTTCTGTTTTACATTTAGAACAAACTCTCATAACTTATCCTTGTGTGGCCACTTTAGCAAAGACTTTGGACACAGCCAGGCTGTGCACATCGTTCTGATTGTTGTTGTGTAAAACCTCAAGCGAGCCACAGTCGCCACAAGCAGGTAAAGAAATAAAGCTAGTAGATATGCTTAGCGCAGAATAAGCGTGTGCATGCAGAGATCCGCAAACACACTTCTGAATTAATTGTGTATCTTCAACCTTAGTAATCATTAGTTACCTACCTTGTTACTTTTTCTGCGGTTATCTTCTCTGCATTTAGAACAAACTTTCACTTCTAGTTACCGACAGTTGTATAAGTTCCGAATACCTTTGCAGCGCCAACGGCTACACTGTCGTACTCAAAGAAGAACCCATATTGATTCATATCAACAACTGATAAGTTGCTATAGTTTAAACTTCCTGCATCTGGTGTTAGTGTCACAGATGATGGAGAGTTAGTTAATTGATGTTTAAAGTTTACGCCTGCTCCGAAGAATACTCCGCCAGCATTGTCTGATATAACTCTTTGTCCAAAGTATCCAGTTTCCTGAACCCCAGACTTAAGAACATGAAGACCTGTTACTAGTGTTGACGTCTCATCAAGATTCATTAGTAGATCTGCTGAAGCTAGGTTCGCACCTGTATCTCCATCCATTGTTACAAAGAATCTTCCTGCTGCACTACCGTCTGCTCTATCTAATTGTATATGTAATTCATCTGAATCCAAATCTAGCTTAGCGTCTGTTAGGTCAGCTGTACCTACTGACACCTGAGTGGATGCCACTAAATTCACAGCTGTTACATCACCTACCGAAACTACATCTCCGGCCTCATCAAAAGATAAGACTAGTGCATCTAGTCCATTTCTAACTTCAAAGACACCTGCGTCTGAGTTCCCGTCTGTTGCGTCATCAGCATCTAGTCTAAAGACAAAATCTTTATGTGAGTAGAACTCTAGCTTGTCTGCTCCAAACATAATATAGGAAGCATCTGTTTCACCTTGCTCTGCAATCTTCTTTCCTACTTGAACTAATGTGTCATCTGTAGTAGTAAGGATTCCAGTTACACCTAGTGTTCCACCAACCGTCATAGCGTCTATGACAGTAGTGGTATCTCCAAGAGCGTCTCCTAGAGTTGTATCTCCATTAATTAATAAATCTGTTGTTACTGTTAGCGGACCCTGCATTGACTGAGCGCCGGCCAATTCAACATATCTGTCATCTAGGGTTACACCCTCTACTAGTCCACCTGACATGATACTATCAATATCTGCCTGATGTTCTACTAGTGCTGTTTGAACTCTGTCTGATGCAAGGTTCCCAATCGCTGTAACCTCGACAACATTTGCGTGATGCTGTACCGGGTCAGTAACTAGAACGTATGAAATATGGTCAGTTAAGCTGGAACTAATTGTTCCGATTGCTGTATCTAGTGCTTCGACCATCACCTTAAATGATGAATCATCAGCGATAAAGTTGTTAGAGTCCATGTCTAGCGTGAGTCCAGCTCCTGCTAATACTTCCTGAAGTGCTCTAATAGCATCTTGCAGGTCGTTAACATGGGCAGCACTAACAACGTCTTCCCCATCTATTTTTGTATAGACAGGATTTGTAAATGTATCTATTCCTGATGGGAAAATTGATGCCATGGTTATTCCTCTCGTTTCTGTTTAATTTTAATAGTTTATGTAGTCATTCACTTTGTAAATGATTATATCATAATATCTTCTTTATAGCCCGTAATAACTTCTTAACAATCCCTGGTCCCTTTTCAGGCTTTTCTTTTGTTAGGAGTACACTCTTTATCTTAATCTTAGCCATTTTATATCCTTTAATAGGTTAGCTTCTCTACTATGAAGTCACGGACAGTATATGTTGGTGCTAGCTCTATACCCAGCCAAGTGTGCGCAGTGACTCCTAGGTCGAGTGCTGCCATCTCTGTCCTCCAGTTCTCTGCACCTAGTTCGATAAAATCACTCCTTTGTGAAGAATACTCATCCCAAAAAGGTCGAATAACCACAACGGTTTCTGCCATTGTTTTACCAAGTCCTGCCATTATGATTCCTGCCAAGTTCGCTTTAATACCTTCTAGGATATTGTTTCTAGCATCAACTCTTTCTTTCATAACCAATGCACCATCGTCAATAGATTGGTCAGTTGGGTCGAAGTCTTTATTCTTAATTAAAATTTTATCTGACTCTGAATTATCTGGTCTGATATAAACTAATTCTAATTTTTTATTTGTTACCACGTTGCTTGCTGTTGTTGTAAAAGTCCAATATATAACAGCTACTAAAATACCGTCGATATAATATTCTGCTTTTTGTGGCCTACCATTAGCTAATTTATAAGTTTTTTTAGATGTAGCACATTCTCTTAGGAGCATATTCTTAAAATCAAAAAGATTAAATGGCTGATTAATGTAGTATGGATCAGTATAGTTGCCTATTATAAAATCTTTTATTGTGGTTGCTACTCCAAAATTTGCATCATAAACATGAGCTGCGACCAAGGCATCTAAGCTTGGTTGATCCGTTATACTGTCCCCTAATATTTCTAGGGAGTCTCCATTAGTGTTTAGTCCACTAAAACCAGAAACTGAACCATCGTCTGTGATTTCTTGATGGAGCTTATTTGGGCTAACTGCCCCGTTAGCTGTGTCCTCTGTTATTGAATAAGATATTAAATTTGCCATTAGTTTACTCTCCATAATGTTAGTCTTGCATTCTTAATCGCCGCAGTATCATCATTTTCTCGATAATCAATATCAATAGTATTGATACCACTTAAGGTCTTAATTGCATGACCACCCATTGGTATGTAAGCAAAGCTATTGCCTACACCTCCCCCTTTTATCTTAAAATCAGTCTCAGATAAATTAATTGAATCATTTAGCTGAACTCTAAAAGCAACTTTTTTGTCGCTGGAGCCGCCTATATCTGCTGACCAATTTATGATGTACTCCCCGCTTGGAAGACCTGAGGTAGTTAGTCTTAATTTCTGCTGGAAACTTGAGCTAGTAGTTGTGGATTGTGACAGTGACTCTGAAAATTGGAACTGAGACCCAAAGAGTCCTCCGCTAATGGTGACTGTCGTCTTGTTCGTTCCTTCATCTACGACGGAAGAAACTCCGCTACCTTCGAAATTCAGGGTGTCAGTCACTGTTCCCACTGTGATATCGTCTTCTTGAACTATGATATTTGCACCAGCCCCAGTGGCTCCTGCCTCCCCTCTTGCTCCAGCGCACTTTGTTACTATAAAGCTAGTATCAGCCTTTAGGCTCCCTGAACCTCCAGACCTATTGACCTGTAACGAGAGGAAGTCTCCAGCAGCACACATACACAAAAAGGTTGCGCCATTAGGAAAAGTGTCTCCAGCATCACTTCTAAAAGTCTCACTACCTGCTAATATTGTTGTGTCATTTGCACGGACTCTATAGTTAAATATCGCAGAGCCAGTAATTTCTGTCTGTGTATGATAATGAACATTGTATAGACCTGCTTCTTTAATTAGGATACGATCAGTATTTACATTATCGTGTTCTAGAACTGTTGCGTCTGTCTCTACATCTGTTGTGTCAAAAGTAAGATCAACAAAACCTGTAGTAATCACATAGTCTGTAGTCCTTCTTACTTGAACAGCCGGACAGTCAGTTCCCGTGGCTCCTATAAGATCTGATATATTTACTTTCTTTAGATTTCCTGAATCACTAGTGTCCGACACAAGAACAAAGTCTCCTGGAACTGGCGCGACAGTTGTCTGGTTAGTAATCGCAGTTTTGTCTAGAGTCTGGACTCCGTCTCCTATTGATGTTACCTCTCCTGTGTGGTTGGGATGAGTGTAGTGGCTCAGGTCTGAAATCTGAGACTCTGTAATGGTGATCTTGCTTTCATCAATTCTAAATTCTAGATCCTCATCACCTGCGTCGTTTGCCTCATATAGCTCTAATATATTGGTTGTATTACTTCCTTCTGTTGCAGTAGCTTTATCTAATAAATATCCTGCAGTCGTATCATTGGCAGAAATCTTTACTGTTTCATCTGTGTTGGTTGTATGAGACAAGTCTGATATCTGAGATTCAGTAATAGAAATCTTTGTTTGATCTACCTGGAACTGAAGGTCTTCATTGGCACCATCGTTTAAGGTTGTTATCTCTAATATGTTTGTTGAGTTAGTTCCTTCTGATGCTACTACTGCGTCTTCTAAGAATTTAGCTGTAGTATCATTAGCTGAAACCTTGGCTTTTTCATCTAGGTTGGCAGCATGAGTATGCAATGCATCAGCATTGCTTCCATCTGTTAGTGTCTCTGCTTCAGCTGCAGTAATATCTGTACCACCGTCAGCGGTAACCACTTGCGTAAATGTTACGTTATGAGGATTGTCTGAAGGGAGCGCATCATGTCTAGTCTCCGTTAGATACTGAAGATGATCGTCGTCTCCAAGTCCTAAAAGATTTCCATGATCAAGCTGACCATTCAATCCTGCTAGGGTTGTATTTTCCCATTCTCCAGAGACTGAATTATATTGTAGTATATCGTCATCTGACACTGTTGTGATTGTGACGTCACCCAGGTCATTAAGGTCAATATTACTAGGGTCAACTTTAAAGTCTATTGTGTCAGACCCAGCTGTACCTGTTACGACAACAGTATTGTCTGAAGTTGTTAGATTAAGTGTATCCGTAGTTGTTGCTGCAACAGGATCTGTTCCTGCTGGAGTGTTAATAGTTTTGTATGCTAGCGTATGAGCTAGGTCAGAGATCTGTGATTCCGTTATGGTAAGCTTTGTTTCATCAAAGGCTATTTTAAGATCTTCATCACCACCATCATTTACTTCTTTGATTTCTATAGCACTAGTTGAGTTCGATTCATCTGCTGCAATCACTTTATTTAAGAGATAACCTGCTGTAGTATCATTCGCACTAACCTTTACACTCTCATCTGTATTAACTGTGTGTGTAAGATCTGAGATTTGACTTTCAGTAATAGTTAAGTTAGCCTCATTAACATCTATATCAATTTCATTATTAGCACCATCTAGTATAACACTAACTTTGTTGGATGCCGCATTTATATTTCTAAACTCAAGATCGACTCCGGTCTTTTGTTTAAAAACGCCGACCCCTGCAGTACCTACATTGGAAGCGGTATTGTCCTCTCCTGTGTCTGTATCATCTAGGAGATCTGAAATCGCTACCTTTTTAAGATTGCCAGAGTCATCTGTATCTGATACAAGAACAAAGTCAGCACCGTCAGCAGCTATAGTCGTCTTATTGGTGATGGCTGTCTTGTCTACTGTCTGTGCCCCATCTCCAATGCTTGTTACTTCGCCTGTATGATTTGGGTGAGCATAGTGGGATAAATCTGATATCTGAGATTCAGTAATAGATATTTTTGATTCATCAATTCTGAACTCTAGGTCCTCGTCTCCTGCATCATTAGCTTCATAAAGCTCTAAAATATTTGTGGCATTACTTCCTTCTGTAGCGGTAGCTTTATCCAGTAAGTATCCTGGAGTTGTATCATTAGAGGATACTCTAACCTTGTCATCTAGAGAGGCAGCATGAGTATGTAATGTATCTGCATTTGATCCGTCAGTTAAGGTCTCTGCTTCAGCTGCGGTAATATCTGTTCCAGCATCTGCTGTAACTGCCTGTGTAAAAGTAACACTATGCGGGTTATCCGCCGGGAGAGCGTCATGTCTTGTTTCTGTAAGATACTGAGTATGATCATCATCTCCGAGCCCAGCAAGAGATCCATGATCTATGCCGCCTGGGATTACTACTGCAGTTATCTGATCTCCAGCATCATTGTATGTGAAATCAATAGAAGCTGTGTCTGTAAGGATATTCCCCACAGCATCTTGTGCAGCTTCATCAAAGTCAGTAACCTGACTTGATGTTACTTCTATTTTTGATTGGTCTATTCTGAATTCCAGGTCCTCATCGGCACCATCATTCATTTCATACAGCTCTAGAATATCGGACGTATTAGATCCTTCAGCTGCCGTAATCTTGTCCAACAGGTACCCAGGAGTCGTATCGTTTGCAGACACCTTAACTTTTATATCTACTCCTGTATCATTTAGAATCCAATTAGCTACACTAGCTGTACCGTTCGAGAACCACATCTCTCCAGTATCCGTATTAATCCAGTGTTGTCCTACAAATTCCGGAGTAACATTTGGATCCATATTGCATTCTATAACGTGAACATTAAGTCCCATTAGCATGCTCCTTTTTTAATAAAGCACAAAGTACTGTCCAATAACATAGATGCTCCCATCACACAGTTCTTTCCTGGAACACACTTTACATGGATTAGGCGCTCGTCTGTACCTTCTCCTTCGTTCATTCCTTTTACTGTTGCCTTACCGTTACCGTTGTCGGTAACTGTTAAATTATCTTCAAAGTTTAAGTCGACATTAACTCTTGTTACATCAACGCCATAGCTCTGTATATATGCTCTATCGGCATATCTTAAAAATCTTATTCCATCTGCAGCAGAAAGGTCATTTGTTCCGTCATTAACGATAACATCTCCTGCATTAATCAAGGGCGTAAGCTCGCTGATTGCTTCGTCTGCAGCAACATCGAGATACTCCTCTATTGTTAGCTCAACATAAACACCACCAGTAGGAAGCTCCAGGTCTCCCAATTCAAACAACTCTATCAGAGTTCCTGTGGTATTTTTAAATCTCTTAGACATCTCTGTCTCCTGTTGGCCTAACTATAACTGTTGGCTCAAATACTTTTGTGCCAGTAATTCTGACAGCTATCTGTACATCTTTTGGTATGGCTACTACTCCAAAATCATCTGTATCAAATGATACTTCGCTAACACCTGTCGGTAGTGGCCTATTTGCCAGAAGAGTCAATCCTGAACCGCCACCTGTATGGTAATATATCTTAATTCTAGATCCTGCAGCAAAATTGAACCTAGAGCCTACCCATATTTCATTTAACTTGCCATTTATTAATCCGAACGGTATTCCAACCCTGTTACTAAATACGGTTCCCTGCTTTAGCCATCCCCGGACCTGTCCATTCCTAGTATAGTGGTATGTTACAGAAACAGCCAGCCTAACTTTGTTGCATAGCTCCTCTATGGCTTCCTGTATGGTCTCAGATATTAAATCACAAGTAGGATCATTCTCTGTGTCATATGGAATGGTTAAGCCATGTGGCCCAATCTCAATGTACTTGCCGTCTTCCATTATGCCTCTGCCACAAAGACTTTAACGCCGGCGGATCCAATTATATATACTGAAGTATTTGCTTCTGCAGTAATTTCCGCTGGCTGTCTTTTGAATAGAGGGTCCCCGCCTGTTGCAGCATCGTCATCAGTTATGTCATTCTGAAATCCCCATCTTGCTTTACCGGTTAGGGGTCTCATAAATACTGTTTTTCTATCTGCTTTAGCTGTTGCTGCAACTTTAACTTCTTGCACAGATCCAGTAAGGGTAATGATCTTGTTTACTCCGCCGCAGTGTAATGTGTCAACGACTCTGGCTTCACCCTTGCCTGCTTCACAGTCGGGTTTAAACGCCAGCTCGTAATCTTGGTTGCCAATTCTAACAGCGTCATGAACATCACCAGCAAGTGGATTGTCATCTTTGCGGGTTAACTGTACGTCTAGATTGACATCTTGTATAGAGATCTCTGCATCTACGCAGAGGCGGCCATTCTCATCCATGGCTAATGGCTTGAATTCGTTTGTGCCTTTCTGAATACCACCTGTAAGAAGCCCTAGTCTTGTCAATGGGTCAGTTATTTCACAGTCTGTATAAACGATGTCTGGACCGAAAGGTGAGTCCATACAAACGCGGATAGCTTCTACATCTTCACAGTATGCATTGTCCCTAAACCATTTAGAGGTTATGTCTGTAGGTAAAGCTTTCTTTGGGGATGGGCGAACCCTATCTCCTCTAAGCTTAAACTCTAGTTCTTCCTGTGGTGGACATTGTTCTGTCGGCACTTACTCTCCTGTATAATATACCTTAGGAGTATATCATTTCAATATATTAGCGTAAAGCTACCCTTGTTCAACAAGAGTCATAATTAGCTGTTTTCCTGAAACTGCAGTAGTAAATGTTAGCTCTTCGGATGGTCCCGAAGGGTATATTGGTTGACTGGTTATTTTAACCTTATCAGTAACCGATGCTGCTTTTAAATCTTTATTGAATGTCACAGTGATAACTGTAGCATCTATTCCTTTTGATAGAGAAGACTGTGCTTGCACAACTTGCCCTGTGGCTGTAGATTCAGTAGAGGCTTCGAAGTTTACATTGACAAGGGCAGATGCATTAAATGCATCCACCACTTGTTGCGCTGTACTTACTCCGTCCTCAATTGTAACTGTAATATCTGTTCCAACTAACCCTATGACTTCAGCTCCTGCAGTCGCTCCAGCAAGAAATTCAACTGTATAATCATTAAATAAAGAAGTATACTCCTTAGTGATTATAGCAACATCTCCAACTTTAACGTTAGCTTTTCGCGGTATCTTTAGCATCGAATCCGCATTTGCAGGTTCCACTCCGACAACGAATAATGCGTCGCCAGCTGTGGTTGATCCACCAACAACAGGTATGTTTAAAACATCGTCAGATTTCTCATCATCAGGGACCTGATAATCCCCAGAACCAGAAGAGAAAGTCCAGCTATATATATCCACCTGCGTGTCCGCAGGTAAAGTTCTAATTACAAAAGAATCACCTATGACATATGTGCCATCTGTGAATTTGATTTTTAAGCCTTCATCAATTCCAATATATCTAGCTCTGGCTTCAATAGATACAGAAGTCTTCCCGTCAGACGCTCTCGTCCATACGTACTTTGCTGTATTCTTGTTGCCACTAGTTACTACTGTAATCGTGTATGTATCTGCTGCTAGGCCTTCATAGACCCCTTGAGATACCAGCGCGCCTGTACCTGTGTTCCCGCCGTTTGGCTCAGGATCAAATACAGATAGTAAAGATATATCCTTACTTAACATAGCAGCAAACGTAGTGTTTGGCTTTAGTAAAGTGTCAGGATTAATTGTGATTTTAGTTCTATATTTTTCGCCACTATCAATATCGGTGCCGAAGTCTAAACCTGTATATAAATCTTCATCAAGAAGATTGATTCTTTCAGACTCAACTTTAGCTGGAACGATATTGCCAAGAGCTGCATTCGCTAGAAAAGCGTCTAGGCTCTCTTCATTGTGTGTAGGAATTTCAACTAGGAAACAACTAGATGCGGAAATGCTACCTTCATCTAATGATTGCTCAAAGATTGCGGTAGGCTCGAACCCGACAGCTACGCCTTCGGCGTTACTAGCAGGTGTTACAATAGGTACTAAGTTCGACATATCTACTCATTTTTAGATTTTTTATTACTACGTTTAGTTGCCTTCTTCTTAGTTGCTTTAGGCTTCTCGACTTTCTCAGTAATAACGTCGTCTTTAGCTTTCTCTATCTCTTCGGATTTTTTTGGTCTTATGTGTGACTCACCAGTATTGACTAGCTCTTTTCTGTTGATGCTTGTAACAATCTGTGCTTGAGCCCATCGAGGATAATCATCTAACTCTATTTCTACTAGCATATCGCCTGTAATAATGAGCTTGTCTTCTTGATACCCTACTCCACTTTGACCGTGAATATATTCCTTAGAAACTGGATGGGCTAGTGCCCAAACAACTTTGCCAGTTGGCAAACCAAGTTTTAATACCATCAATCTCTCCCTTGATGTAAGAAAGGGGGCCGAAGCCCCCTCTACTTATTTATTTATGGTAAAATTGGAACTCTTTCGTCAATCTCTTCGAGACCACCGGAAGAAGTTGCGTTACCGTCTGCATCAAGTGCTGCGATATTGATTTGTGGAACAGCTGGTTGGCTAGTTACCATGTTATCAACATTTACTGCGTTCTTAATTAAAGCTACCGCTTGACCTTCGTTAAGAATACCTAGGGCATATCTTTCACGAATTTTGATCTTACGAATATCTCTTGCAGGGTCATCCCACTCTTCTGTTGTTGGATCTTCATCAACAAGAAGTACTCCAAGCTCACCTTGATCAAAGATCATGATGTCTGTTAACTTTTTGATTGGATCATAGTTAACAAAAGGAGAAACAATTACTGTCATTGGGTTACTTAGATAACCTGGAAGGATAGGAGCAGAATCAATTGCTTGATTTCTTAACTCAACACCTGTATCAGGTTGAACATCTTCGATTTTCCCGACAGACATACCACCAGCAGCTAGTGCCCATGGATTTCCACCTTTAGCTTGTCCTCTCCAAGATGCAAATAACACGTTAGTGTTTGCATTGAAGAACATAGCTCTCATGTTTGGATCCTTCAGGAACATAGTGTAAGTAAGCGGGTGAACTAACATTGTGTCACCAGAGAAACCTCTAGCAAGTAAATGTCCCCAAAGATCAAATAGATCTTCGGCTGTTGCCGCACCGTTAGCTGCTCCGTTGAAGCCTCTACCGTGTGTTACACCTAATACTGAATTAACCGGATCAGCGTTGTCGAAGTATACTAAACCTTCAGCGCCAACCATGTTAAAGATCTTAACTTCTTTGTGACGAGCTAGTGCTCTTGAAGCTGCTCTAAGGTGCATAGAAATTACGTCTACTTGTGAATAACGAACCATTTCATCCGAGATTTTAACGGCAATACCGCTTTTCCCGATGTTCGCCACCATAGCAGCTCCACCTTGAGTCATCTTCGCTTCTGGGTATTCTCCACCTTCTGGGATATCAAGTTCTGCCAAAGACAGGGCTGATGCCGCAGGAAGTAGGATCGTTTGACCCATAGAAAAGTTAATTCTTTGTAGTAATGATACACCGATCATCATTGGTTCCATAGCTTCTCTAACTACTGTAGAGATTACTTTGGGAAGTAAAATTGGTGCATCTGGCACAGAGTACATATCCTGAACTTTCCATTCAGTTCCATCTACGTCCATCCCGCTGTTATCCCAGATAAACTGGAATTGTTTCAAGCGATTCTTATATCCGTCAAGAACTTTTGCCTGATCGAGCTCTTCTTGGCCTTCTACTTTTCCTGCTTCAGAATAGTAATCGGTCAGTTCGTGCTTTCGACCTGAGTCCTTATTGACTTGGATAGAATAAGAGTTTGTCGCTTTGTCTTTAAAAAGTCTCATGGTACTTGTCTCCTCTCTTATCTTATGTTTAGGTTAAATCTAACTATTCCAGTCATCTTGTCACCACCAGCATAGAAGATATTATGAGGCATACCATCAGTCGCTGAACCTGGCATTCTATCTAATTTAGATACCTGCCCTGTTCTACCGTCTACGATAGGTCCTGTTAATCTGTCATCATATGCAGTTTTAACTCTGTCTAAGAATTGTTTAGGGAATTTGTCATCTACTAAGTAGACTGTTCCAACGATATCTAACGTCTTGTCAATAGCAGCTTCAATGCTAGCAGAAGCGTCAACAAGATCTGTTGCTGCGACTGTTGCGGCTGTGTATGTAACAAATGAAGATGTCTCATCAAAAGTAACTAAGTCCCCCGGTGTAGCTCCGCCTCTCCAAGTTGCAATTCCTGCAAAAGGAGCATTGAAAACACCTGTATTTTCGTATAGATATTCTACTACAACTACGTCGCCAATCTTCAGGTAATCATCTGATGTCCCTGAGTTCCAGTCAATAGAGTCTGGAGCGCCGCCAACGAAAGTAAAATCTACATCTCTACGTCCATTAACTGTTACCTTAATAGTGTAGTCGAGAACTGTAGCGTGAGCCAGTTGGAAATCCCCTTGGTCCGCGCCTGCAATCGTCGATTCGATTTTGTGATCTAGTCTTTCATTTGGTTCAACAGGATATTCTAGGTAGTAATCTGTTAAGATTGCCACACCAGTTTGTCTGTTGTAGTTGTGGTATTTGTAAGTCGCAGGGTTTGTTGGATCAGATCCTGATAGTTGGTATGCATCATAAGATGCAACACCAGCACATCGCCCTACTGTGATTCCTTCCGAAATCATTGTGTCAATTACGTAATCTCCAGCTGCGGCTACTGCCCCATCTGCTTTTAAGACTCCGTGATCTGCGTCGTTTTGTGTGTACTGTGGTCCGTTACTCGCTCCGAGAGCTAAAAGTAATCTAAAACCTGCAGGAACCATTGAACCGTTGCTGTCTAGTGCAACTGGTTTCCCAGCTCCGATAACCTTCCAGTCTTGAAAAGTTGACTCGTATCTTTCCAGTGGCAAATATGCTGCTGGATGGTTTAAGCCAAATCTCATACCTTCTGATATTTCGAAATTAGGTGTCCATGGGCTGCTTAGGTCTTTGTTACCTTTGTGAGTAGCTTTGTATCCACCTGATGGAAATGCTCCATTAAAGTAATCAGCCATTATTAATCTCCTTAATCAATTGTTGGTATACTACCGTTTTGTTTTTGAACCCTTGCGAGCCACCTGTCAGCGTTAGGCTTTCCATATGTGGCCACCTTCTTATTATATTCATCATATAACTTGAATTTTTTCTGTTCTTCCGTGTTGTTTTCTGACTCAATCGCTTGACCGGACTTAGAATCTTTCTGCGACAATGTTGGATCTTCGATATCTGCAGAAGGGGCTTGTTTCATTCCATCTTCTTTTACGAAATCATTAATCTTAAATTGTGTTTCTAAATCTTTTAATCCGTCTTTAAGTGAATCTAAACTTCTTTCCTTGTGGTCTTCGATCTCTTGAACCCTATCATTGATTTCAAAGTTTCCACTCAGCATTTTCATATCGACTGTTCTTGTAGCTAATTCTGATGATAGTTGAACCTTGAGCAAACTATTTTCTTCCACCACTGAATCTAACTCTTCATTAGCAGCTTCAAGTTGTGCTTCTAAAATCTCAATTTCTGAATCTTGGTCGGTTTTTACACCTGCCATTAATTCTGGAATTTCAATTCCAAGCTCAATGAGCTTTTCTTTAGCATCCTCGAAAGCCTTAACAGCATCGTCGTTACTTATACTAGCGTTATTATTACATGGTTCTGATTTACTGTCAAAATTATCCGTCAAGTCTAATTGCAATCTACTGGCTTTTCTGTAAATAGCAGAAAGAATTCTACCTTTAACAGAATCTGCAGCTTTGCACTTTCTTAAAACGGTTAATGCAGCACCTAGATGAGCTTGATCAACTACTGGGAAGTAGCCTTTCATACCACAATAATCAGATGCTTTTAAGCTGCCATAAGTTTCCTCAGACATTGCATCTTCACCTAGGATCTCTTTCATTTCTGAATAGATCTCGTCACCACTTTTGTCATCTAAAACAATAAGTGAGTCTTTCCAAGCCTTGTATTCCTTAGCCATATCTTCATGAGTCTTGTCTTTCCAATCAAATGTTGCGAGAATAATTGCATCTTCATTTTTATAAAGAGCGATATATTCAGACAGTTCGGAAACTTCCTCATGATCTAGTCCAGAATCTTTAACTTTTAAAAGCTCATCTGCCTCAGCTTTAATACTGTCAAAAGTAATTTCTTCTCCATTCTCCATTTTGAATTTATCAGAAACCTTTTTAGATGTCTTTTTCTTTCTTTTCTTTTTAGTAGCAACTACGCCTTCTGCACCTTTGTGTGCTGTGTCTTCACTGACTAAAATTTCTTCTCCGTAGAGCACTTCTCCAAAGAAGCCTTCATTAACTGAGTCGTCATTAGCTGCTGGATCGTCTGCCGAGGAAACTACTGCCTCAAAGTTTTCAGCGCAATATTGATCCACAACTACTTTAATGTCTTCGTCTGAGGCTTTGTCCTCTGATTTTAACATCTTAGCAATTTGAACGATCATACTCTGAACCCCTGATACATCTAGGTCTTCCATGTGTTCTCTTACAGTTACTTCTTTGGAACCTTCGTCCCCAGTGCTGTACTTGTAAACTTCGACTTTGACGTCCAATGCATCTTTGACTCTCTCTTCGATCGTCTTTTCTTTCATTGCATTCTCCATCTTTTGAATATTGTCTTTAATTTCAATAAGATTAGTATCTGTTTCACTGGATAGCGAAACTATGTTTTTATCATTACAAGCGAACAACTGCGCCGCAATTTCATAATCATTGTGTACTTTATATAGGTCTTTATCTGCGCTGTCAATAGAGAAGATTGTTTTCTCTTGAGGATCATCGCTAACAATTGTAAAGTTGTGAGCATGTGGATCAGCTGGAGCATTTACAATACCAAGATGATCGTACATCATACTTCCTGGAACCACAACACAAACATCATCGTCATAGACTTGACCTCTGCTATGGTCACATAACCCGTCTCTAACCCAATCCGTTCCACAAACAGAACATGTAGCGCTGTCTGAGATCATTGATGTAGATACCGTAAGGTATGTCTCGTTTAGTATTCCTTCGATTGCTTCGGCATCTGTAAGCTTTACAGTACCTCTTAAGTGGCCAAGGCCTTTGTAGCTATCTTTTGAATCGTATTCCTTAATGACATGCTGAACAAAATCAAGCATTGTGTCTTTGTCTGCGCCGTCTTTAAACTGGAATAACTTCTTTAAGTAGCTGTCATTTGATTTATAGAAATCAGAAGTGTCAACGTATTCTGCGTTGATTACTCTGCCAACTGGTTTTGTGTCTGCGACTTCGTCATGTCCGATAAGAACAGGTTTGTTGTAGTCCTTCATAAAAGAACCAGCTCCTGCTTTCATTCTTGCAGGAAGGTAGAAACCATAGTTTCTTGTTACAATCCCTGAATGAGTCATGTCTATCTGAGCCAGCAGAGAGTGACCAGATGGAGATGCGCTGTCTTTTGTTTTAAAGTACTTTCCTTTTCCTTTAGAAACATGAACATGCCCACCAATGGCATCTATGATTTTAAGTTTTTTCATAGTGTGTATTCTCCGATGATACAAGTATATAGCTTTATTGCTTTTTTGTAAAATTAGTCAATGGGTTTCCCAACAATTGCGCCAGAGTTTGGATGAAATGGAGGAACATCTAGGATACTTAGAATCTCAAGATTGACTTCATCTGGAGCATCAGCGCAAGACGCGCAGTTTGAATCCTTAATGATTTCAGCTTTCTTGAATCCTCTGTCTTTTAATCCTGCTGCTTTCCCATAGTTATATGCTCTCATCCTTTCTGTAGCATCTATAAAGTCGCCTCTATACTTAATCTTATCAAAAATTTCGTTAACGGCTGCTTGCATGAGAGTTCTACTATTGCCTTCCCATGTCATTTGGTCAATGGTGTTCTGAACCTTTCCGTTAATGTCTTTCATGTACTTATTTATAAAATGTGTTGTTGTATCTTTAACTGCTTGAAAATCTGTAGTTATTAATCTTTCAATATCTTCTGCAGGTACATTAGCATCTCTTAATCCTTGAACATACTCTGCTCTATCTATTGCGAGATACTTCTTTAAGGCATTATCTTTGCCTAAATTAATTAGTGTATTAATCCAATTGCGGTCAATTATCTGACTCTTAACATGCTTTGAGATATCATTCTTAAGCATTCTGGTTATATTGGAAACGTATCCATCACTGGTCTTGTAGTAGTCCAATCTAGATCTCTGTGGACCTGTCTTGGTTCCGTTTTGATTAGTTGGGGCGTTAGAGTTCTTCGCAGAAGCTGACGCTTTAGCAGAGCCTCCACTAGCGCTAGATCCCGTTGAAGCTGCTTTGGCTGCTGCTCCAACTTTAGTAATGGCGAGCTGTCCTTCCATTTGTGCATTAATCTCTCTAAGTCCAACTCTATCAAAGAACATGAGCGCCTCTTGTTCTTCTGTAATAGGTTCTTGACCGGTGATTCGCCTGGCTTCATTAACATCAATTATATTTCCGTTGAACAGAACTTGAGCATTAGTGTTCTTCTTTAACTGCTCTTCTATGTCTATTTCTCTGTACTTGAACTCAGGTATGTACTCTGGATCTAATACATCAAAGTTGAATGTGGATTCAAGAAGAAGTTCTTTTACGACTTCTTTATTAATGAACTCCTGCATTATGTCTTGGTAATCTTTAACTGAGTCGACCATTGTTCTAGATAATGAATCGGCTGTTGCGCGGTTGGCTGTATCCCCTTCTCCAAGGTCTACTCCAGAAACTCCTAGTCCAGCAAATACTCTTTGCTTGAAGTAGTCTAGGTATTCTCTAACCTTAAGCGCTTTCCCTTCTGCTCCAATGAATTCAATGTCATGTCTCTCAGGAGTAACGATACCACCTTCTGCTGGCATATTCTGTATCTGAGATCTAACATACTCAACCTCTGACATCACTGTTCCATCAGGCAGTCTAATATCTGCTGAAGGCTTTGATTCAGTTCCTACTTTATATTGAAAGATAGGGAATAGAGTTTGATATATAAGGAGCTCTACGTTTTCTTCAATACGACGTAGCGCGCGAATGTCTTCTTTTACTGGTACAATTTGAGGTGTACCAAATGTGAAGCCTGTTTTCTTGTAAGCATGGAAATGAATTATATCTCTTGGAGAGAATTCTCTACGTCTACCATCAGGCATAACCTGGCGATACTTAACGACTTTTCCACTCTTGTTCTTTTTTACTTCTACGTTTTCTGCACCCATAGGAAAGTAACCTGCCACTGGTTGAATACCAGCGATAGTTCTACCACCTGATGCTTTTGCATTTCTTACTTTGACCCAGAAGAAGTTAGATCTAGACAGAAGCGCATGCCCTGTCTGACGTAAGAGATCATTCCAACACATTCCTGAGACATGCTCAATCTGCTGAAGTCTTCTCTTTATGTAGTCAATAGTCTCTTTGTTCTTGCCTCTGTACTCATGTCCTTCTTTGAACATTAAGGCTGTCTTCTTTTGGAAGGCTTGACGAACGTAGGACTCAACGTCCTCGATTACACCAATTTCCATTAGGTTATATTCAGGTGGAGAGAATTGCTCTCTGGCACCGTAGTCGTGAGTAGGCTTTCTTATGCTTATCTTCCTGCCGTTACTTCTGTTTTCAACAACAGCTAGTGTAGCACTTTGAGCATCTCTATATTCTTTCATTTTATCGAAAGTGATTATTCTATCGGCTTTCTCTATCTTCATACACTAAATCCCGCGCTTACTGCCCACTGCTCTATTTTACTAACATCAGCATCAGTAGACAAGTTAGAACCACGACATAAGTTAAATTCAATCACTGAAACAGGTACTTGGAAGCCAAGGTCTGTAACTGTTGCCGTTACTTTTTTGTCAGTAATGTCTCCAACATCTTTTGGAATACCATCACTGTTTAATTTCTTTATCTCATCTAGATTGTCTAACTGTGTTATTTCATCAGTCTCTGGATCTGCAAGTTCTAAAACTGCATCCGAAGGAGCGATTAATAAACTCTGCTCTCCACCATCGTTCTGACCAACATAGACATTATAATAATTGTTCTTTTGTTCAGTACCACTATTTGCAGTTAGGAAACTTCCTAGTGCAACTGAGGGATCACCATTGCTATTCTCGCATATATTTTTGTTGTTGGCTAGTTTTATCAATGTGTTAACAACACCAATCAGTCTTGCAATCCTTTGAATGTTGCGAGCTCCTTCCATCATTTCACCGGAAGTTGCTGCTCTACCAAAGATAAGTCTTTGTAATTCATCACGCATAACAGTCAGCGTATCATTAACCATACGACGTCCATTAAGTGCTTGATTTCTTAGTTCGTAAAGACTTGAGCTTAATCCTTGTCTTGCATTTCTTAAAGCCCCTTTTGTTTTTCCTAGCACGTTTGGACTAGATACTTGGCTTTCTCTTATTAGCTCAGTTAGATTGTTCTCTCCACCTTCTCCATATTCTGTTTGATATTTTGCTTTAACATCAGCTAGATCATCATCGATTGTGGCAATCTCTTCATTAATAGTTACTGCACTAAAGATGCCTGGTGATTGCTTCTCGCTAGGCTCAGCTGCATTATCAAATTTATTGGCTAAGTCATAAGACTTTTGACCTTTATATCCACCAACAATTTGTGGCGGTGGTCTATTACCAGATAAAGGTTCATCTGGATTTTGCTTTAATTCACTAAGGTAAGATCTTCTTTCCTCTAGCTGTTCTTTCTTGTTTCTTAAGTATCTCTCACGTTTCCTGTGATAACTTATATTCTGAATCTCTGCGACGTCTAATGCTCTCTTTACATCAAGCTTTGCAAGCTGATTATCTAAAGAGTTAATAATACAATCAACTGGACCCATAATCATTTGAATAAACTTATCTAATAATTCATTGAGACCATTTAACATAGGGCCAAAGAAAGGTCCTATAAACTGTAAGAATGCGCCGTCTAGATTTGGAATTAAATCTCTGTACTTATTCATCAATGTACTTAGTAGCACAATCAATGCATATAGATCAGGTACACATATTGGGTCTAAGAAATTAAGAAGACTACATATGTCATCTGCTATTTCTGTATTGTTGAGAAGGGCTTTCATCTGGTCAATTAAAGCTCTGTATTTATTTAGGAGTTCTTCTAGAACTCCAAGTAAGGCTCCACTAATATTGATATCATCTAAACCGTCTAGCCTCAAGCCGCACGGAATACATGTTTCCATAGTAGTGTTTTTATATTTACCTTTTGATTTGTTTTTATAGGATGCTGTTGGTTTAGTGCCTGCTGTCTCTGCTTGAATTCCACTAACGACTTTTGTAGGACTAGAGAAACCTTCTGCTGGATTAATTTGTTCTGGTTGAGCATTTGGTAGAGATTGAGAGTAATCAAGACTAGAGTAGTCTTCTGACGTCTCATCTACAAACCCATCTTTTCTAAAACCAAGACCTTGTGTTTCTTCTGTTCTTGGAACTTCTCGATCTTTCATTCCATCAAAGATTTCTTTTACTTGAGTCTGAGCATCATCGTATACAGACTGACTTACTGTATAGTTTCCAGTAAACTTTTCTATATCTTTATAGCTATTTAATTTCCCCAAGGAATCTACTGGTCTATCTATTTCATCTAGCGTTAGCTTCTCAAAGTTATCAAGAGTGTTCTTTCCTGCTTCGACATCTACTCGTAGACCTTTCATTTGCTCAAGAAGCATTGGGTATATACCAGTCTCGTCACTAACAACTAGTGAGCTGGCATAAGTTTTATATGCATCTATAATGACTTGGCATGATTGCTTAAGCGATATGACATCAGCTGAAGTAATAGCAATTTCAATAGTCTCAGCCATTAAGCAATTCCTATATCTGACTTAACATCAACTCTAGCTTTTATAACTTCTGGTGATACACCTTGACCTAGTGGTGCTGCAGAAGGACCTAGTGCTTGTTGTCTTGCGTCTTGTTGTTGTGCAAATGTGTCTGCAACTGCAAGAATCGGCGTAGCTGAAGGAACAGCAGGTGCTGGTGGTGGTCCAGGAATTCCAGGAGAAGGCGCTCCAGGTGCAGCAGTCGCATGTACGTGACCTGCTATTGCTGCTGTAATATCTGTCTTTAATGCTAGAACTTCTTTATTGAAATTACCTTCTATCTGAGTTAATCTTTTATTTAGATCTGCTTCAAACTTTTTAAAGTCTTCAATGTGTACGAAGTCGCCTTTAAAGAACTTGTTAAACATTGTTCTGTATAGTTTTTGAAATCTCGTAGATGTAGCAAGTTCATTGGCTACAATATCAGCTAACAGCGTCAAGTGGGCCTCCGTTCTCAATAGACATATGAGAAATGTATTTATTAATTTTTTCGTGGTAAGCCAGAACTTCTTCAAACATTGCGTATGTTATTCTTCCTGATGATGCTCCAAATAGGTCCATCTCAGCTGAAGCTAAAGCTTCATTCTTTGTCAGTTCTGGATCATAGTTTAGGGCGATATGCCCTGCTCTCTTTCTCATGACTTTTTGTATTAAATCAAAGTCATCCATTAGTCCATCTAAACCTGTCTTTAAGTTCTGAACTCTTTCAGGTTTGCTGATCTCTTTCACTGAAGACTGAGAGACTACGGCACCTTGAGCCGTGTCCACTTGCGGTGGTGGCTCAAAGTTAAAATTGCCTGTAGCGTTTATCCTTGTGCTATCATCAGTCGGTAAAGACTTAGTTAGAAAAGGAAAAATTACACGAATCTTTACATCGAAGTTTTCAGTAACTGCTGCCATTAACTACCTACCGCGTTTTCCTCTGCGTTCATATGCAAAGATACGTCACTGATAGTTTGGACTCTAGTTCCAGGTGAGATACCAACTTGAATCCAGAATGGTTTGTATGATGTGTCGGATGCATTCGTATCACCGATGTCATCAAATACAACTTCATTTCCTGACTCAACGGCCAGCCATTCACTCTCTGTAGGTTGTTCATCTTTTATAATAATCTTATAATTAACAAACGCTTCAGGGAAATTGATATCTCCTACTCTAACTTTTCTGGCAGGTGTAGTAGTCATTCTAATTACTGTGTAATACGAATTCGTATCATCATTTCTTAAGAATTGTTTTTTCTCTACTACTTGTCCATCAGTCCCGTTATGAGTAGTCTGAATAGGTCTTGTCTGTAGTCCGTTCTTAGATATTTCTAAAAACTCACTGTTGTCTTCATCAAATTCGTAAACAAATAAAGCCATGTTCACTCCTGTTATATAATAAGTGGGGGCGCAGGAAAAGGGAGAGAAACCCACGCCCCCAGGCAACCGAAGTCACCTTAAAAACTTGTTCTTCTTGTCCTCATCCCACCTCTTTTCGCAAATTGCTTTCTAGCGTCTTTACGTCTCGGGACTTGGTAATCATCATTATTAAAATCTTCTGGACTATTCATAATCCTTCTTTGTGTTTTTCTACTATCGGTTGAGGCCGGAAGTGGTTGGACAATGGATAAACCGTATTCTGTCCTGACCTTTGGCCCCTGAGGGGAGAGGTTTTGATTCCTAGAAGTAGCCGCCGCGGTTCCGCCTAACGTTGACTGTTCTAAGCCTTCGCCTATTCTACCGCTAAAAGTTATGTCTGTCGAGTAAGTTCTGTTAGTAAATTCAGAAAGTTCCATCTGGAAAGCTAATAGCGCAAGAACCATTGCATCAAGATCATGATCGCCGTTTGTTGCTTCGTATACTGGAACTCCAGATGCGGTAACTTTACCAACCATGTATCCACCAAGTTGATCCATTAAAATGTCATCAAATTCAGAGATCTTGATCTGTTGTTGCTCAAAGCGTCTAACAGCATTCTCTATCATGTATGGCTTCATCATTTTCTTTATAGGTTCTCCTGATATAGGATCGAACACTTCTACTTTGGAAGATGAATTAATACCAACTATGTTTTTTAGCCTCTCATCAATTCTGGCGTGCTCGTGATCTTCACGCAGTGCGCTTAATCCGAATTGCTTTATAACTTCTATTTGTGTGGCTCCATATCCTTCATCAACGTAGACGAAGTCTGGCTGCCATAATCTGTTTAATTTAATTAGTTCTTGAATTGCCGCAGTCTGTGTCCATCCTGCTTTCTGAACAGTTTGTTTATCTACGATTCTAAAGATACTATGCTTTGGATCCCATCCGACAACACACAACTTAGTTCCGTTCTCAACATCATTCCAGTCAATACCGATTGAGTATGTCCAACCGCTCTGAGGAATCATCTCTTGATATTTATATTCTTCTTTGGCCGCATGCACATATTTGTGCTGGAATACACCTGTTGCAGCCTCACCGAACTCAGCAAGGATCTCATGTTGCCAACCTGTCTCTGTTTTATAAAACTGACGTAGTTCCGCTTCCATCTTTGGACCCCATGCGGGATTCGCAGTAGATGCGTAGTAGAACTCTTTGAAACTCATGTTCTCTTGGCAGAAACTGTAGAAGTATTCTCTACGACCTGAAGGAGTAGAAGATGCAAGGATTCGCACTTCACTATGCTCCATCATTAGGGCTACAACTGATTCAATATCTTCTGATGAAAGGTAATCCATTTCGTCTAGAATAATAAAGTCAGCTTTCTGTCCACGGACAGCTTCAGCACCTTTAGCACCTGAAGAGAAACCTACAACTTTCGCACCATTATACAGTTCAAGTACATGGTGAGGCGTTGCAACATTTTTCTTTACTTCAGCTTTTAATTCTGGGTTTCTATCTAGTAGTTCGTTGATTCTATTGAAGATCAGCTTAACCTGAGATAGATATGGTGTAAGAACAAGGATAGTTGAGAATCCGTCGACATACATCTGCGCGTCTTCGTCCCATCTTTGAATCTTTGGTGAATTTGTAAAAAGGTAATGCAAGATAGCAATAACCATCGCTTCTGATTTACCAAGACGACGCCCGAGTCTAAGAACCTTTCTTTTACTGGAGCATCTTAATATTAGTGATTGATATTCTTGTTTAGACTTAGAAACTCTAGGTTTCCAGTTTAGATTTGTTTCAGCCCACTCAATTGGATCATAGAGTGTTTGAGCAAGTTTTACTTCATCTTCTTCCCAGCCTTTTGTGACTATGTCTTGATTTGGTATAAACTTATTGTCTCCAGGTATGCCTTTACAATCAATGATGAACTCATTCTTCTTATGTGTTGGTTTCCCTGTTATTTCTGAAATTGGACCATCTTTAAGTGCAAGTCTTGTATCCTTGCAGTTCGTGCAATAGTCGTGTAGAACTTCACATCCCACTATACTCTCCCTTAGAATATTTTAGTAGGCTCCTGGCTGCCAGATCTGTTTTTTCATCATAGTTTCGGTTAATCTTACTGCAGATTGTTGTTTAGCTTTGGCTGTATCGTATTGTAGCTTTTGAGCTAGTGTTGCATTTCTGTGAGTAACGTTTAGTCCTTGGTTTGAGCTTAGTGTAGAATAACCGAGCCCTGCTCCTGCCATTCCTCCTATTGCTCTACTTCCGCTACCCATTCTATTCAGTCTCATTTGAAACTGACCTACAGCATCTCCGATCTTGCCTTTACGGTTCTGAGACATTCCTGAAGCTCCCAGTCTTGATAAGCCTTTGTTTATTAACTTATCTCCTCCGACTCTTGCTCCTGATATTGCACCTGCGCCAAGTCGTCCTCCGACACCCATGGCTGCACCTTTCGCTGCTCCACCCAGTATGTCCCCACCTGAATAAGCTGCTCCTGCCCCACCTGCTATTGCGCCTGCTGCTCCATAGGCTGCAGTTGATGTGGCTAGATTTCTTATTGCATTCATTCTACTCATTTCAGTCTCCTAGTTCTTCTCTTTCTACGTAGTGTTGGTCTCGGTTTATTCTCTCTTGCGAGCTTCATAAACTTTCTGACGTATCTCTTGTGCCCTTCGTCTTCTTGATGAATGCTCTTGTGGCATTTACCGCAAAGGGTTATTCCGTTAGTAGACAAGAACGTTAGTTCTGGAAATACGGACTTTAGTTTAATATGGTGGGCCTCAATGTACCCGCCAACTTTTTCACATAGCTGGCACTTAAATCTATCTCTTTTGAAAACTCTGGTACGCCAATCTCTATATTTCTTTGTTCTGTAAATCGTACCTTTCTTTATTTGTTTTCTTATTTTCTCTTTTGAGTCTTTTTTCATTAGTTATGCATGTACTGCGCTTCAGATCCTAGCATACTATGTCCGGGACTTCCGGCTCCTCTGCTTTGACCTATCAGGTTCATGCCCTGCTGTTGTGAACGCATTGTTCTTTGATTTTGTGTTATTGGAGTTGCCCCCAGCCCCAAACTCTTTCTGTAAGATTTTCCGGCGTTATCCATCATGTTTCCTACTATAGCTCCTGGATTAGTTCCTGTCATATGCATTGCGACAGATCCTATAAGTGCTGCGGCCATTCCATATGGTCCAGCTCTTCCAACAGTTCCAAAGAGCGCCATGTCAAAAGCTGCATCAGCACCTATCTTCATGGTTTCTTGAGCCATGTGGCTTCCAAAACTATTCTTAGTAGAGTCATGAGACATTGCAGCGAAAGGTAAACCAAGCAGTGCATATCCACCAGGGATCGTCATTGCTGCTTTACCAAACATTCCAGCGGCTTTTCCACTTGCTCTTGCGGCCATGCCTGCAGCATTGCTTCCAACCATAGCCTTGTTTAACTGCCATGCATTATTCATTGCTGCTGTACCGCCTATGGCAGCACCTCTGCCAGCTGCGACAGCGCCTCTGCCTGTTGCTCGTAGCATTCTTCTACTAATTCCTGGTCTATCAGCCATTAATCACCCCAGCCTAGTTTATTGTAATTATCGCCATATTTTCTATATCGACTCATCATCGTCCTGTATTTTATTCCTAGCATCTCTGCTCCTCTCTTTATGCAAACTTCGAATCCATCTGATAAAGTAATGAACTTCTTTGGTATTCTTTCTTGGATTAGCTCAGAAAGAACTAATCCATGCCTTCTATACCTATCTTTTATCGTTCCTCTTGGAATTCCCGTTATGTCAGCTAATTCAGCCAAGGTAACAATTCTATTCTGATATCGAATAGTTATGTTATTTCTCTTATTTCGACATTGTTGCCGAGGTGTTGCCCATCTGCAATTTCTTGGCTCATAATTTCCTGATGTTTCGGTCCGGTCTAGCGTCTTTGAGTCATCATAACCATTCTCTATCGCCCATTTTTTAAATGAAAGATAAGATGTATCCCATTCCTCGCAAATGCTTATTCCCTTCGCTCCATAGCTTAAGAAATCTTTATGCTTATCACTATTGCATCTTCTTCTTGCTCCAACCCAAATATTATAAATTCTATGATACTTTGATTTTGGATTGGTATCACCATCACTACTTCTTTTATTTGCCATTATTTTTCCTTTTATTAATCCTCTAATCTTAAGGAAATACTACCACAAGGCTTTAAAGTAGTCAACCCCCTTATTCTAAAGGGAAAAAATTAATCCATCAATCTCCGAAACCTAATCCCCACGGATTTAAAAAGTCTGCGGCTGCACCAACTGTTGCGCCTGCTGCACCGATAGATCCGGCAGCTTGCCACTTATTCATGGCCGCACCTCTTCTCATTCCTCTGTCCAGAAGCTTTCCGTAGTCTGCTTTGTTTCTGACTCCGGCTAGTCCTCCAAATTGTTTCATTTGAGACTTAGCACCAGACATAAGTCCTTTCATTGGGGCACTGTTCCATCCTGCAGATAGTGTACTTTTGATTGTGTTAAATGCTTTGTTCATCATATCAATAACCTCCTAATAGAGCCCCCAAGTTGCTGTTGCTAATCCAGTACCACCTATTGTGGCCGCTGTAATACCAGCATCTCTCATCCCGTTTCTTTTCATAAATGTGTTATAAAAGTCCTCACTACCTTTGAGTCCAGCTTCTACTCCACCTTTAAGTCCGGTCTGAACTCCTCTCATTCCTGCTAGAGCTGAACCAGCTCCAAGTCTTTCTGCGGCAGTTCCTGCCCCCATCTTGTCAAAGAGTCCAAGCATAACATTAAGACCTTCTTGGCCTCCGGCTTTATATGCGCCTCTTCCCATGTCTACTCCCATGCCCATTGCTTTCATTCCATTTCCAAGCGTACTCTTGATAGCGTTAAATGCTTTGTTCATCTAGTCCTCCGAGATATCTATAACAGACATCTTATCTATTCTTGCTTTAAGATCTGCAGCAGCTGTACTTGGTGACACTCCGGTTCTTTCCTTCAATGCCGCCATCTGCTTATACTTCTCTTTCCGCGTTCCTACTAATGATTCTAACAGATTCCGCCTCCAACGCCAAGCACGCTCTATTTGATTGTATGCTGGGTGTTCTTGTAGCTGAACTATAGGCTCATCATCACTGTTGAATCCTACAACGTTCTTTATAAATCCATCAGGATTTTCATCATCTGAGTTTCCTAACGTAATGAAAGCACGCATTTCCATAATGTGGGTCGCCGCTAGCATAGTCATAGTAGTTACCTCTGACATCAAGCCAGATGGAACTTCAAACTCATCTATATATCTTTTAGTGTATGTATCCATAAGCATTTCTTCCACGGGGCACGCTTTGCCGGTGGGAGCTTTACCAATCTTATGTAATGGACATTGTAATTTGAATGGGCACTTATCGCCGTAACAGTTAATAGGAATGCTGGATCTAAGGCCTGTACTAAGACGCCTCATGCCGTTTCTTAAGGAAACGAGCTCAGCCTCTGTTAACTCCAACCCTTCTGGAATATAGTTCTCTACAACTGGTTCTAGGCCGCCTGAGTAGTACTTGTGTTCCACAAGTCCCTTGTAGTCTTGTACCATAGGTGCCAATTGATCTCTGATCTCTTGAATGTTCTCTTCAATAGATTCAACAGTCTTGTATTGGTCTTCTCTAATTTCTTGCATTTATCTTCCCTTTTTCTGCCGAAATTTTTTGCGTGTTTTTTCAACGATTTAGACGCATCTTGTAATTAAAGCCACTTAAGCGATAGTGGACCGCCTTGGCCTTTAGGTGCAGAACCTAAATCTCCGTGGATACGTTTTGCTACTTCATTCATTCTATCTATGTGTTTTTCGGACATTCCTGCATTACGACCTTTACTAAAGATTCTATCCATCATTGCGCCTGCGGCGTCTGGTCTTGAGTGCATCATCTCTGCAGTCTTTCTTGCGAATGCTGATCCTTGTGCTGAATTGAATGGTGCTGTTCCCATTGTTCCCATTTTCTTTCCGTAAGGTGCTGATACCTTCATGAGAGATTCTATATGTCTTTGTATTCCATTAATCGCTTTGTTTGCATACATTAAGTTCATAAAGATCCCATAGAAAAGAAAAGGTTAGTAATGGCTAATAGTAGCATATCAGGTGGTTAGGGTCAATCACTTCCGGCCGAGGTCTCTTTTAGGTTGTTTTTATATAAAGGAAAAGAACTTGTAAGTTCTTCCTTAAGTCTTATTGGTCTATAGGTATATAAGGTAGTGGGTAATAGGGGGTAGGGATACCTGTATAGAAATAATAGGACGTTGGTTGTATGTGGGGAATCCCCACTTTTTACGGGGTAACAAATACGAGGAACGGCTAACATGTTAGCAATTAGGTCCAATAATAGGCTTTAAATGTATATATGTTGGCAATTAGTATCTCCCGGCGCGATGCGCCTTATAGGGGTGCTTTTAGTTAAAAAAAATATAGGGGAGCAAGGTAAATTAAACCTTATGAAAACAAATAGATATAGCAGGGCTTTTTCCTTATACGGGCGCATTTCAGTATTAAAAATTTTAGAGAAAAAATAAAAAGAGCATTTCTCTAAAGAGCCCTTATAGGGACCAAAAATGTGTCTCACCTCTAGGACTCTGATTGAGTACTCTGGCATTCAGATGTACGCCATTCGAGGTACCGGGTAAATTGTCAATAATGACAATTGATCCCTTTCCTATTCACTCTTGCCTAGGAGGCAATCATGACTACACGTACACCCGTCACCATGCTCAATGGTGACACGCTTGAGCTTACGCTTACTCATGAGCATAACGTTGCTCATTACTCCTACTACTCAGCTGTCATTGATGGTGTTACACACTACTTCA